TAGGCAATATCTCTAAAGCATATGTTGAAAGCAATTCAAATAGACGCATTCAATATAACCAACTAATTAAAGGTATAGTGAATGAAAATGGAAATGAAACATTGGATCTAAATCCACTAAATCCATTGGATAGAAGAAAGTTTTTAGAAGCAAGTAATCCATTTACCAACAATCTTTATTTGTTGGGATATGATGTTAATAAAAATTTAACCAAACTAAATCCTGCTACATTACAGAACTTAATAAGTTATCTGAATAATTTCAAAATATTAACAGATAAAATTAACATTATAGACGGATATATTATTAATTTGGGATTGGAGTTTAAGATTACTGTTTTCAATGGTTTCAATAAACGAGATGTTTTAAATAATTGTATTCAATCCGTTAAAAGCTTTTTGAGCATTGATAATATGAGTTTTAATCAACCAATAAATCTCAGTCAACTTAACTTTGAAATAATGAAAAACGAAGGCGTTCAATCTGTTATTGAATTGAAGATCAAGAATTTGACAATTGATGACGGTGATTATTCTCCTGTAGCGTACAATGTAAGTATTGCTACACAAAACAATATTCTTTATCCATCAAAAGACCCATCTGTATTTGAAATAAAATATCCAGACAATGACATTAAAGGATTGGTAGTATAATATGCATATTTTTATTTATCCATCTCAAGACACTTATATTAACAATTCCGACAAATACCAAAACAAAAATTTTGGGTTGGACGAAGTGTTAGAGATATACGCCTCTAACTCAGGCAAAACAACGGTTTATACAGATCCAAATTGGCACACGCCTCCTCTTACTGCCTCTTCATATGGCAATAATGGATGGTTAGCTTATACTACATCTTCACTATTTATCTACTCTGGTAGTAAATGGTATGCATATAGTCTTACTTCATCTGTAATACCAAATACGTCATTTATTGCTAATTTCACAGGCAGATTATCAAATGTTACTACTGCTCCTAGAAAATCTCTTTATATTTCTGGATCAGCTATATCCGCATCTGGCAGATTTGTAGGAAGTATTACAGGATCAAACTGTGTAAGCAGATCTTTCAGTGGTAGTTTCTCCAGTTCAAGTTTTAAATCAATTATTAACACAAATACCTCAAGTGTATCTTATTATGTTGATGTGGTAAATTTCGCTGGATATTTTAAAGGACAATATAGTGGATCTTTTACTCGTCCATCAACAGCCACATATCTTAATTATCCAGAGTTTAGTAGAACTATGATCAAGTTTGACTTAACCACATTAAGTCAATCAATTTCTAAAAATGAAATTAGTAGTTCAAAATTAAAATTTACGTTGAATTTAAAAGCCTGTGGTATGAGAAATCTACCACTAAACTACTCCATTTATGCTTATCCTATAAGTCAGAGTTGGGAAAATGGAAATGGTAGATATGCCGATGATGGTTCTCAATTGGGAGCTACTTGGAACAATAGAGCTTACTCAGGAAGCAATTTGTGGTACGGCAGTAAAATAACAAATAGTTATCAACAAGTAAATTATTTATTAACCGCATCATATTCCAGTGCTAGTTTTCAAAATCAAGGCGGAACTTGGTATTACAAAGTACCAGCATCATATACAAACAAACCAAAGTGGATTTGTAATTCCGTGGCTTTTCCTTCGTTGGTAAATAACGGATTAATTTGCAGTCAATCATTTAGTTACGGACAACAAAGTGATATATCGATGGACATCACTACTATCGTTCGTTCTTGGTTGTGTGGGTGTGTTCCAAATAACGGACTAATGTTATTGACTTCATTTGAAATAAGTACACCTCCTCTTCAACCAACCAACGGGTTGTTACAATTTTTCAGCAAGGATACCAATACAATTTACAGTCCATATATTGATATGGGTTGGGATGATACTGTATTTAATACAGGTAGTTTAAAACCAGTATCTTCTTCCATACAAAACTTGGTTACATTGCAACAGTTAAATAGTACATATAAAGCTGGTAGTGTTGCTAAAATATTTGTGTTCGCCAGAGATAAATATCCTCTTAAAACATTTAATAAATCATATCAACAACCAGCTATGGTTACTCCTAAGTATCTGCCAACATCTTCATATTATATGGTTAAAGATGCTGAGTCTGAGGAAGTTTTGATTAATTTCGATAACTATACCAAGTTAAGTTGCGATGCTACGTATGGTAATTATTTTAAATTAAATACAAATGGATTGCCTCAAGAACGATATTTAACAGTATTTATTAAGGTAGAGTACAAAGATGGGACAGTTGACATCGTTGATACCGGAAAAATATTTAAAATAACGCGTTAGTATGGCAAATATACCATTAGTATATAATGTATCTTTAAGTGATGTACAAACATTTAAAGACTTTGGTACTTTCCAAAACAATTTTGATGATTTTGGAAATGATCAATTGGTTTATAACATATCACAGTCGCTTGAAGGTAAATACAACTATATAAAAGTACCAATAAAAAGTTTTTTATATAATGAAAACAAAATCGTTGATACTTCACAATCGGATTTTACTGAATTACAAACAACTGCGGTCGAAGAAAAGAGAAATTTAACAGATGTTATAACACAATATAATAACGTGCTGGTCGAGAACAGAATTTTAAATCAAACGGTAAATGAATTAGTAGAAAAATACGAAAACAATGACGATAAACAAGTTATTGCAGCTATGAAAAACCAAATTATTGGTTTACGAATCCAATTGGGACAAGGAAAAGTTGCTTCGGATTTCGATGATGATTACCCATTTTTACCATTAACTTCTTGATATGCCTTACGACTATTTAACAATAAATGATAACGATTTAAATAAGGGTCTTACAAGTGCATCTTATTTTTCCACTGATTTACAGGCTTTATACGAACAACAACTAATCAGTGAGGATATATTTTACGGCGAATCCGATGATGATTTGTTTGAATTTACACTGTATAATAATAACCAACAACTTATAAATTTCAACAGAGTAGTTCCATCTGTAACATATTCTGTATTGCAAGGTAGTTACAGAGACATTAATAACGTATTAAGATCATATAGATTTGCAAATCCATTTACGAATGTGGTATCGTACAAAAACGATATTCTATTACATCCACAATTCGACTTAAATGCAAATGGAGTTGGTCCTGGTTTATATTATTTGTTGTATAACCCAGTTAGAAATATAGCCGGTAATCCAACAAATAGATTGGTTATAAAAGAAATATCTCCTAGTAGAACTGAGATACGTTTATCTTACGCATTTGATGTAAATAAGAATGAAACATCTAGATTAGACGCGATTAAAATTTCAACATTTGCGGATAAAAAATATTTGTTGTTGAGAATTTATCAAGACTTAACTGCAATCATTAATAATAATCCAATTGAAAAAGATTTTCTATCTAACAAAGACAAATACAACTACACAGACATCTGTTTGAAGTTGGGTCTAAAAAGTGAAGCAGAACTACAAGAGTTTGTTAATTCAACATATGTTGGATATAATAGTATTATTAAGTTGAACGGTGATACAGATTCAACAATTTTACAAACAAACAAATTTACAGGTGTTCAAGAACAAATCAACAATTTTATTTACACTTACAACAATACAGAGTTTACAGAAGCTGAAGTATTGGAGTCATTTAGAATTATCACATTAAAGGTATCTCAAGATAGAATATTACAAAAGAGTTCTATAAATGATATTGATCTACAAAACATACTTGGTTTATTTGAACAAACAATTTATACAGATTGGATATTGCCCAATGTAACTAAATTGTTAGAAAATTACCGAATCAAATACTACGGTCTTTATAAAAATGCTTTAAATTTTGATAATGGCAATTTGATCAAGATTTTAACTCATACAAATTATTTAAATCCAACTGATGGTGCGGTCAATGTACAAGTAAAACTAGATGCGCCTTTACCTTTACAATATAATGTAAAAACCACTTGTTGGATATCAAATATTTCAATTGCTCCTCTTTATTTTAAAGTTAACTTGTTTTCTTCAAAGATATCAAGAAAGGTATTTTTAAATGACATAAACTTTGATGTACAAATATCTAAAGTCAGTCCTTCTACAGAAAAATATGATGGCAACGATTCTTTCACACTAGATAAATCCAAAATAAGATTGAAAGAAAAGTATAATGATTTATACATCGATTATACAGATTTTAATAATTTCATCAATTATTCTTCTGCCGAACTACGCACTAAAATAGCTAAGAATAAGATTAAAGATTATAATCAACTTGACTATGTTAAAAAGTCTACGATTACATCATCTTTAAATACAAGTGGTATAATTTCTTCTTCATATGGAGAGCTAGTTAGCCAAAAAACTGCTCAACAAATTGCTTTGTTGGATACATTTGATGAATATGAGTCTTATTTGTTTTTTAACTCATCTAGTATAGATGATAAAATTGAAGAAGCTATTGTATATGATTCAGACAACTATAATAGCTTGGTGTATCAACTTCCGGCATATGTAAAGGAAGATTCCGATTCCGCTGATTATATTAAATTTACAGCAATGGTGGGACATTTTTTTGATAACATCTTGGTGTTTATAAAGAAGTTTCCTAAGTCATATCCAATTTCAAATAACGATTCAAATTATTACCCAAAAAATTACATAGACGAACTACTCAATAGTTTTAGTTGGAATATTGATATTGATAAGTTTACTCAAAGTGATTTGAATCAATTATATTTTAATAATCAAGATATTGCTGGGTATAGTTCTTCTTCTTATTTTGATTATGCGAAATCTATATTAAACAGATTTGCCAATAACATTTCTTCTGTTTATAAATCCAAAGGAACTGTAAATTCATTTGAAATGATCCGAACTATGTTTGGAATTCCAGCTGGAATAATAACTACCAGAGAATATGGAAGTGCGGATGCTTTTTCAAACCGTGATAATTACTTTGTTTACGATGACATAATCTATATGACTGATTTCAAGGAAAACAATTTCTTGAATTTTGAACATACAAGCAGTGACTTTGTTTACACAACCAGTAGTTATTATGCTTCGGGATCTAATATCAATACTTTTACTAGTAGCACTGAATATACTTCCCGATTTAATGGTATATCTACAATTGAATTTTCTTTTAGATTCAAATCTACAAACTATGACTTTGGAGATAAGATCAAATTGATGTCCAAATACAGAAATAAAAAATCTGATTGGGATTTATACATTAAAAAATCAAAGCAAGTTAATTCAGGTCAGTTGGTATTTGAAATTCACCCATACGAATTGGGAAATACAACTTCAAGTTTAACATTAAATGAGTTACCTCTATTAAACGGGGAAATTTTTACAGTGATGTTAAAGCGTGAGCCTGTGCCAGGAGATTTTGACAAATTAAATGTAAGTTCAAGCAAGATTACAAATCAAGTTACACCGTTTATTATAGAAGATGATGGTGACTTTGTAATAGAAGATGACGGAGATTTTGTAACATTAGCTTCACAGAAAACAACACTAACTTCATCATACTACGTTAACTCGACCAAAGAATTGATTCCATATATTTATAGTTTGTCTACAAATCAATATGATGGAAGTACCAAAAACTTTTCAGCAACAAAACGTAAAGTTATAAGTCATACTGTAAATAAAAACTTTTCTTCGGGAAGTTATTATATTGGCAATTATTCATCATCTGTATCATTTATAGGAAATCTAGATAAAATAAAAGTTTTAAGAGATCCACTTGATAATCAATATTTTGATGAACATTCATATAACTTGGATTCAATATCAATTCCAGATAAAGAAAATGTTTATTCCAATTTGTTTTATTTGTGGAGTTTTGATACTCCTGTGAATTTATATTCACCTAGTTCTATTAGTAAAACAGTAGATAATCAAAACATTTATTATCAAACCCAATTCAATGCATATAATTTTGGACAAAAAGAAAAGTATTTTAGTTATCCAACTTGTTCAAATGTATTGATAGATGAATTTCCATATCAATTTGATAAGATTAACGTAAAACAAACCGTTAATACTAACAACTTCGGCCCTAACTACAAGATTAATAGCAAGATAAATAAAATAACAGAGACCGCTTTATCTAATCTTACCCCTTATGATTATTCCACCAGAATTCAAGATAGTTTGGGTGATGATTCAATACTCTCTGGATTTTTCATAAGTCCATATAATTATTTAAATCAAAAAATAGAGAATTTTATAGGGTTGGATGGTATAGCTGATATCATTGGTGAGCCAGAAAACTTAACTAAACAAAATTATGTTGGGTTGGACACATTACAACGTGAGTTTGGTAAAATAAATGAGAAATACATATACCCTCAAGAATTTTACAGTACGTACAAATTTTATATCGACTTTTCAATATTTGATGTCGTAAGTAAGTTAAAACCAGCAAGATCTAATTTATTAACAGGTGTTCTATTGGAACCAAGTTTATTTGAACGTAAAAAATTTAACTACAGAGATGTAGAATTTGTAACAAACAACGAATTTGATTTATACTTTAACAATAAAGCATCATTTACATCTTCCTTGTTAAACACAAACAATACATCTAGCTTTACTATAATAACCAGTTCACGTGTTAACGATATTACCCAAGATCAAAATACTTATAATTATTCCCGTCTTGAAATAAAAGACGTAATAGATAGTCGTGATTTTATTTACGCAAAATATGGAAAGTACGTATATGTTGATTCAAATGGATATAATGTACGTGATACAGTTAATGTAGGCAAAAAAGATTATTATCAATCTGTTAATAACACTGGATTTGTGGTAACATTTACCTCTTCGTTCAATGAAGTTCAAGTTATTGGATCTGGGTCTGTCACGGGAAGTAAATACTTAAAAAATTACTATAAAGGCGCTGCTTTTAATAGTGGATATTCCAATAGACACTTGAGTAAGTTCTCATTTGTCGGTAGTAGAACACAGTATCAAGCCTTGAGCGGTTCTAAAACACAACTGGTAAACGGACTAAAATTAAATAATGGCGGTAATATCACATATTATACTTATACAAAGGGTAAAAATGATAAAAATACTACCGTAGACAGAAGCGGTATTACAAACGGAAGTGAACCAGTTATAACAGTACCTGGATTTTTAAGTTTGAATATAGAAACCAACAATGCACCTGCTTATGGTGATACAACTGGTTCTATAGGAAGTCCAGATTCATTGTTTACACAACTACCACTAACAGCTTCTTTACAGACCAGCGCAAGTTTGGAAAGATACATAATGAATTTATAATTCATATTTTTGAGTAAAATTTAAAACTTATCAATAATTATTATATATGGCATATTTAAATAACAACATTCTTACAGTGAATGCTGTATTGACTAAAAAGGGAAGAGAAATACTCGCAAAAACAGGCGGTTTGAATATCACAGCCTTTGCTTTGGCGGATGATGAAATTGACTATACTCAATTCAATCCAAATCATCCACTAGGCAGTGCATATTACGACATTGCAATTCGTAACACTCCAATTCAAGAACCTATTACTGATGAATCACAGTCAATGAAGTATAAGTTGGTAACTCTAAACGATGGTGTAACATCTGTACCTACTATTATCTTGAATATCTCAGAAATCACTGTTCCAAGAGACTATACTGGGGAAAGTTTAATTAGTCCAAGTACAAATCCAACTTATAATGTTACACTTGGATATACAGCCATTTTGGCCAATAAGAACGTTGGAACTTTGATTGTGACCGAAACAAATAGTTTAAATTCAACAAGTGCCACAATTCCTACTTTCTCAGGAGATCTAACTTCACAAACATCACAAGTAGTTGTTGGTAATAAATTCAGATTTGTACCAAACGCTGGTTTGTCTAAACTAACAACCACTAATATTACAATTATTGGAAATGAAAGTGGCGGTAATACATCAATTACAGTGACAGTTAAAGTTCCAACAACAACATAATTATGATATTTAGTAAATTTAATAACGATGACATCGTAGTAGGTAGAATTAATCAAGTATCTTCTGGTTTATTCGGAACTGGTAGTTTATTTGTTAGTCAATCTACGTTTGTGACACAATCAGGTGTTACTGGTCAAGCTAATCAACTCACTGGCTCCAGTCCATACGATGTAAGAAACGGTCAGTATTATTTAGATATTTATTCTGGCGGAGACTTATACTTTGATGTTGCATATGGTGACTATGCTAATAGTGGAAGTTCTCGTTTTGACGTTACGACTTACTCAACTCCTGTATTGACCAATGAAACTAAGGTCATTTACTCTCAATACAAAAACACACTTTTACAACCAGGCGACAATTTGTTTACCTTCGCATCTGGAAGCGTCGATAAAACTGTTGAAAGCCAAGCAATTTATGTAATTAGCTATGCCGCTGATAAATTCAAGGATCAAATTGACCCAGGCCAAATACAAATTACATTTAGTGGCTCAATCGCACCTAAGAAATTTACCTTTATTGATGATTCTCAAGTAGTGAATAAACAACAGAACTCATACAATTTGATCTCTGGATCAATTGTAAATGGTATTGCTACTCCTTATTTAAAGAATGGATCTCCAGTATATGCCGGAATAGGATTGGTTTATCCATCAAATGGAGTTATAGTGTTTAATGCTATAAATCTAGATAAATACGTGGGTATTACCGCAGGACAACAGATTTTGAATCGCGCTAACTATTCCAATAGTGTAACTTCTACAAATCGAAGTGGATATTGGAAAGTATGGACCAGAGATTTTTATAACGCAATCAGAAGATCTAATTTAACGATGGGCGTGAGAAAGTCTGAATTTGTGCCATCTACAAATTATTTCGTTCGTGTGAAGAACAAAGAGTTTAACTATAGTAACAATCCAACTTTTGTTTCAGATGGTAAAGATGGCTTGACTAAAGGAACTATTATCTATCAAGATTTAATTAATAATCCACGAACCTATATTACTTCAGTTGGTTTGTATAATGATAATAATGAACTGTTAGCAATTGGTAAAATTAGTCAACCAACGATGAAATCATTTGATAATGAGTTACTAATTAAGGTGAGAATAGATTTCTAATCTATAATAGTTTGTTTTTATTCTATTTATAATAGAATGATCAAATTTTTTAAAACTCAAGACGTATTAGTTACTAGATTTACTGTTTCTAAAGAAAAGACGTTTAATAACGTTTTAAATAATCTTTTATCTGGTACAGACGACACAGATGATAGTGTATTTCCAATACAACTATCCTATTTTTCTTGTGACAATAATAAATCTGGAAGTTGTGAAGGTGTTTATTTTGATGATATATATTTAGCGATGACTCAATTTGAAGAAGCTTCCCAGATAGATTTTTCAGTGGGTAAATATGTAAATTCCAGTTCTGTTTTCTATCCATCTTCAAATGCTAAATGGAATCCTGTTGTCAATCCTGTAAATGTTAATGGTACGTATAAAGGTCAGGTTTATAATACCGTAGATAAGATGTATTATAACGACTATAATAACAGTTATAATATCTTTGGATTTGATGATTACGACAATCAAAGAACTAAACTAGATTTGACAAATGATTTTTCTTTATATAAATTGTCTGTTTCTCAGACAGGCGATGGCATAAAAAGAAATTCTGTGGTAATATACAATCAATCCGGCGATATAGTTTCAAATATAGAAGATGACGGAAATCACAACTTAATACTAGGCGGTACTTATTACATTAATAGTTATGAATTTACGACTGGGAGTAAAGATACTGTAGAAAACCGTGGTACTTATGGTTTGGGTTATTATTTATTGAATACATAGTATGAGTTTAATTAACATATATAACGAAAGATATGGTACCTCTGTTGCTACGAATGGTAACATAATAGCAATAGGAAATCCACCAACTAAAAATTGGCAATATGCGGAAGGATTTTCTCGTAGAGGACAAATATTTTTGATTCGTAAAAATCAGTTTCAATCAAATTATGAAGTAATAAAAACTTTGTTTAATGAAAATGAAAATTTACTAACACCATATTACACCGAACAAAGTAGCAGTACAGTTAATACAAGTTCTTTAATTGCTAATAGTGGTAGTTTGCCAAATACAGATGCATCTTGTAGTTATTTAACAATTGAAAACTCCACAAAGTTTGTTTATCAAAGCAAATACGGCGAAGCACTTGATGTATGTGATTATTTTCTAGCAGCAAGCGATGTTTCTTTTACACAGAGTATAGACAACAGAAACTTTTTTACTCAAAACCAAGTAAACATATACGAAATAGATCCCAACTATGTATATGAAAGTGGAAGCATCCAGTCAAAATCCACAGAATATACAAAAGAATCTACAAGTACATACGAAATAAGTTCAACGCCTATCGCTTATTTAACATCGTCAAGCAATATACAGTTTGGTAAATCAGTCAGTATATCAAATAATTATTTAGCGGTTGGTGCTCCAGGTTATAATAACGGCCGAGGATGTGTTTATGTTTTTAAGAATGTAAACAACAGTTATAATTTGGTACAAAAACTAAGCAGCAGTGTTGTATCTGATCCATATCAATCTTCATTTGGATTTAGTGTTTGTATAGACAAATATGCTGAAGATAAATTGGTGGTCGGATGTAATCAAGTGTCAGCTAGTAAAGTGTTTTTATTCACATCTGGATCAGGTGGATGGAGAATTTCACAAAGGTTTCAAAACATAACAGGATCTGAATACTTAAAGTTGGAAGGATTTGAATTTGATTTATATCCTTCAGGAAGTTTATCTGCTGCACAGAAAAATAACAGATTCGGATATTCTGTATCTTTACATAAAAACGTATTAGCAATAGGATCACCAAATGATCTTTTATACTACGAATATTCAGGATCTAATGTTTTAAGACAAAGAGGTGCAACTTATATTTACGAAAATGGTTTGTGTCCAACAGGATCAAATCAATATTTGTTTATTAAAAAGATTTATGGTGATGAAATAACCTTCAAAGATAATATGATGGGTTATTCAGTTTCTACACACAATAATAAAGTATTGATTGGATCTCCCAAACCATATTTTCCATTCAGTTCTCTTTATATATCTAGCTCAATCAAATACTATGATAAGTTTTATGATGTAAATGATTACGGTGAATCAAGTTATTGTGGACAATGTTTGTATTATAATGTAAGTAATTCAATCGTAACTCAAATTACTACAGATCCAATTGCTAAAAGAAAAGAGTACAATAAACCATTTAGTGCTTTTGGATACTCCGTTGCTTTATCAGATCCTAATTTAGTGGTGGGGTCTCCTATTCCACTAAATGAAGATTTGTATTTAAGTGTTCCTTTAATAACTGAGTCTGGAAGTTATGATGATCCTAGTTATGTAAATACATCTTCATTCAGCCCAGAAAATTGCACTGAAACATCCGATGTTGTATATTTTCAAATAGAGGATACAGTATATGGAAGTGGCAGTGTCGTTACAAAAATTGCACTACAAATGGAATCTGATTCATATTCAGACATCGTTGGTAAAGCTTATATTTATGACAGCTTAGATTTGAAAACAAATTATCCTGTAGGCAATATATTTTATAACAATAATAGTTTGGTAATTAACAATACAGGTAGCGTTTTGAATTTGTTGACAAGAGATCCTATAGATCCAGATTATTCATCGTTGTATATGGATTATAAGACACTCATAACCACTTACGAAAAACAATATGTGTGTACTATATTGCCAGGAGAGTTTAATATATCAACGAATCCAACTGCTACAACTTCATCGCTTATAAATTATTGTGTAATTAATAAGAGCAATTTTAACTTTGAAAATTTGGATATAATTTTAAGATATATAAACTACAAAAATGTGTCACCAGGTTCTGAAAAATGGTATTTAAATATGATTTCAAATGACGTTGAACAAAATATTTTTGGATTTTATACATCATCATATTTAAACTATAATACCAATTTGTTAACTCCTGAATTGAAAAACATATTGGCTGAGAAAAATCTAGACGTTGATAACGATGGAAAAGTAGACATTTACGATGGTAAAATGATGTGGAAATATTTCATCAATAAGTTGAATTTCACAAACTACAAGTCTTTTTTGAATACACTAAGCAATCGTAATAATTACGACGACATTATTAGATTTTTAGATAATCAAACAGGCAAGTCAATTAAAAATTACGTAAAACAAGACTTTTTCAAGTATCAATATAGTTCTTCTATAGATCCAACTGGATCTTATTTGGCACCGTACATAACAACTGTGGGATTGTATAGTGGATGTGATTTGGTTGCGGTTGCTAAATTGGCACAACCAATTAAAAATACTGGGGAAATTCCAATAAATATTTCTGTTAAATGGGACACTTAATTATATTTATTATAAAATAGAACAAACATATGGCAACATCACCAGACGCAAAAGTAATAGACCGTGAATCATTAAAGACAAGCTTAGAAGCTAGATTTCTAGCCAAACAAAAAGCTGGCGGTGCGTTTAATGCATATAAAGCTACAAGATTTATACCTGGAGGTACTATGTTAGATGGACTACAAGGAGAAATGGGTTATTCACAAAAATCTCGCAAATATACAGTTAATCCAGGATTTCTTACATCAATCGACAATCAAGAAGCAAATTTTAATACAGAAGCGTTGAATTACTCCGACACTTTGCCAGGATTTAATACGAAACGATATTTTCGTTGATATGTATTTTAAATGGTTATATTAGGTTTAGATTCATCCACATCAGTTACAGGTTGGGCGTTTAGTAGAGACGGAAAAGTCTTGGACGCTGGTTATATTGACACAAAAAAACTCGAAACTACTAAAGAAAAAACCTTTTTTGTTATATCAGAATTGGAAAAAAATCCTTTAATCAAAGATGTCGCTACTATTAACTTAGAAGCCGCTTTAAGCGGATTTGCGGGTGGATTTACCAGTCAACAAGTCATCATTACATTAGCCAGACATAATGCTGTCTTTGCATATATTATTGAAGAACACTTCAAGGTCAAGGTAGAGTTATTATCAGTTAACACTATGCGCAAACAGTTGTTTGGCAAATGTAGAATTAAAGGTGTAAAATCCAAAGATTTTGTAAAATCAGAATTAGAATCACTTTGTCCAGATGTAGTTAAGTTTGCGGTTCTTAATAAAAAAGGTAATTGGGACGAAAGAAACGGTGATATGTACGATGGTATAGTCTGCTCATTATATAAAAAGTTGTGATTTCAAATTTAGGTGTTATACTAATCTAAATGACTGTAGTTGACACATTATCAAGATTATTTAAGCAAAAAATTCACATCCAAAAAGGCGGTGAAGAAATTCTTGTTTTTTGTCCCAGTTGCAGTCATCACAAACGTAAGTTAAACATCAATACAAAAACTGGATTTTACCAATGTTGGGTATGTGGGTTTAGTGGCAAAAGTTTTCATAGTCTATTAAAAAAGATAAAGGCTCCTAAAGAATATTATGACATTCTGTGTAAAGATGGACCCAAACGAACCAATGTTGTAGTAAAAGAAGAAAAAAAGATATTAAGTTTGCCTGAAGAGTTTAAACCTTTGTGTAAACCAAATAATGATATTGAGTATAAACACGCATTGAGTTACTGTTTAAACCGTAATATATCTACTTTAGATATAGTTAGATATAACATTGGGTATTGTACCAGTGGAAATTTTATCAATAGAATCATTGTGCCGTCATATGATTGTCAAGGAAAGCTCAACTTTTACTGTGGTAGATCGTTTTACGACGGATATCTTAAATATAGATTGTGTGATGGTAGCAAAGATATTATAGGATTTGAACTATATACAGATTTTAATCAACCAGTAACTTTGGTAGAAGGTGTGTTTGATGCTATGTCTGTAAAGTATAATGTTATTCCTTTGTTTGGCAAAACTTTATCTAAATCACTCAAACTAAAATTGGTAGAAAACAAACCACCCAGAGTAAATGTTTTGTTGGACAACGATGCATTGGCATCAAGTTTGAAAATTTGTGAATTTTTAATTGCAAATGATATAACTACATATTTGGTAAGACTTGACGGCAAAGATCCAAATGAATTGGGTCATAAAAAAACTTGGCAAACCATAGATAGTTGTGTTAGAATGGATGAAAGCTTGTTGTATAAGTTAAAATTAACAGTTAAATTATGATTGTATTAAAAAATACAGATAAAAAAATTAATTCGGTGGTGCATATTGCGGATATTCATATTCGTTTAACAAAACGTCATGACGAATATACTTTGGTTTTTGAAAAGCTTTATAAAGCCCTTGATAAAGCAAAAACACTGGATGCTATCTTGGTTATAGCCGGTGATTTGTTTCATAATAAATCCGATTTAAGTCCTGAATGTGTTAAAATTGGAAGTGATTTTCTAAAAAATTGCGCAGATAGAGTTCCTGTTATTTTAACGGCTGGCAATCACGATGCTACATTGGCTAATAAATCTAGATTAGATTGTATTACACCAATTGTGGATGCTTTGAATCACCCTAATCTATTTTATCTCAGAAATACAGATGTTTATAGATATGAAAATATTTTGTTTAATAACTTTAGTGTTTTTGATTGGGATGTCCCTGAAAAATACATTAAGTACGAAAATATCCCATCGAAATATCGTGATGAAACAGACCATCACATTGCTTTGTTTCACGGACCAGTATATAATGCTGTTACTGATGTTGGGTACACTGTTAGTAGCCGATCTGTAACCAATGAAACTTTTGATGGACATCACATTGCTATGCTTGGTGATATTCACAAACATCAAATTCTACAAGAATATGATGACAATGAATCTTTGCCAGTTGTTGTATATGCGGGATCGATGATTCAACAAAACCACGGTGAGGAGCTTAAAGGCCACGGTTTCATTATGTGGGACTTGAAACGTAAATTATTCAAACACTACGAACTAGTAAATGAATATGGGTATTATACGGTGGAAGTTGACAAGGGTCAGTTGATTACGGATATTTCTAACATCCCAAAGAAATCCACACTACGTGTTATCTGTCGTGAGTCCATTCCTTCACAAGTAAAGGAGATTTTAAATGACATCAAAACCAAATCTACGTTAATCGAAACCACCTATGTTCGTGCCGACGATGTATCAAAAGATACAATTTTGAACTCTGGAAAAGTGTTTGATGTACATAACATTTTTGATGTTGACTACCAAAACAAATTGGTAGAAGACACATTGTTATCAAAAAATGTAGATAAGAATCTAATAGAAATGGTCAAGGATCTAAATAAGACCATTAATAAAGAAATACCAAAAGATAAAGCTCCAAAGAATATTCGTTGGAAACCAAAGAAATTTGAATTCGACAATATGTTTAGTTATGGCGAAGGCAATATAATAGATTTTGCTAAACTAAACGGCACTATCGGACTTTTTGCACCAAATGCTAGTGGTAAATCAAGCATTATGGATGCGCTTGCATTCTGTGTTTTTGATAAGTTCAGTAAGGGTTACAAAGCATCACACGTGCTTAATACTCAAAAAATGAGCTTTCGTTGTAAGTTTAATTTTGAGGTAAATGGAGTTGATTATTTTATTGAGCGTGAAGGTAAAGCAGACAAGAAAGGCAATGTCAAAGTTGAAGTCAAATTCTACAAAAAAGAAAATGACAAAGAAGTTCCATTGAACGGAGAAGCTCGTAGAAGCACAAACGATATTATTCGCGACTACGTTGGTACATATGAAGATTTTATTCTTACTGTTTTAAGTGTACAAAACAGTAAAGCTGGGTCTTTTATTGATCTTGGACAGACTGAGAGAAAAGATTTATTGTGTCAGTTTATGGGATTGGATGTATTTGATCAATTATATACTATCGCAAATGATAAGTTTAAAGAAACAAATACTTTATTAAAGAATATAAGTAAAGATCAACTTATTCAAGAGTTGGAAACTGTATCTGGCAGTATAGACTATACTAATTCCAAGATTCAAGAGTTTAACGAAGAAGTAAAAAATCAAGAATTGTTAAAGGATTCTTATAACAATCTCTTATTAGAATTATCCAATAAAATTACTAAGACTGTAAGTTTTGATTTTGATATTGTTAAATTGGAAAGTAACAAAATTGAACTTGAAGGTCAGATTAATGAAACCAATCTTAATATTAAACTTCAAAAAGATAAACTAATTGATGTAGAAACAAATATTACCAATCTGTCTTCATCCATATCAGACTGCGAAAATATTGATCGTGATTATGATCTTTATAAAGTTGCCAAACAAAATTTTGATAACAAGACCAATGAATTAAATAATCTTAAGCTTGTTGTGAAAAATAAAATGGACAAATTGAAAAAGTTGGAAGATCACAAATATGATCCTAACTGTTCATATTGCGTAAACAATGTATTCGTAAAAGATGCAATAAAAGTCAAAGCTGAATTGGAGAATGATAAAATCAAAAGCAAGGTTATTGTAGATGAGTATAATACAATAAAGTCATCTTTGGAGAGTTATGGCGACATTGAAACAAAATTCAAACGTTGTCAAAAAGTAAATAACGATAAAGTTGCTTTTGAAAAAAGCAAGAGTGTTATTTCAAATACCATTCTTAAGTTGGAAAATGATCTTATTAAGATTCAAACCAAACTTAAGACTGTAACAGATAACATTTCAACTTTTTATACAAATAAAGATATTATTGAGAATAATAACAAGTTGATGTCTGACATCAACACTCAGAAAGATTTGATTAAATCTATCGACGTTAATATTAAATCTATTAATTCCAAGCTTTTTTCCTCATTAACTGAAAAAGGAAAGTTAGAAGTTCAGTATAAAACTGTTACTGAACAATTGCAAAAGGTAAAAGAATTAGAGTCGAGTTATGAAGCTTACAAACATTATACAAATGTAGTTAGCCGTGATGGAATTCCATATGAAATTATAACCAAGACTCTTCCTGAGATTGAAAAGGAAGTTAATAATATTCTTCAACAGTTAGTAGATTTTACAGTTACTCTTCAAACTGATGGAAAAAACATTATGACCAATATCGTTTACGAAGACAAACGTTGGCCACTTGAAATGGCAAGTGGAATGGAAAAATTCGTAAGTGGACTTGCTATCAGAGTTTCGTTGATTAATATTAGTAATCTACCAAGACCAAATATTATTTGTATTGATGAAGGATTTGGTTGTGCTGATAGTGATCATTTGGGTCAAATGGGAGCTTTGTTTAATTATTTGAAACATCAATTTGATTTTATCTGGGTGATCAGTCATTTGGATCAAATGCGTGATATGGTTGATAACCAAGTGGAAATAAAAAAAGAGAATGGCTTTAGTAAGGTAGTATATATTTAATATGCCTATTATCGACGATATCTATTTGGAAAAGTTTGGAAAATTAACAATTATTATTACGGATGAAGGTGTGTTTAAAACCATCAATGATTCATCGGTTAATTATGAGTTTATAATAACAATACGAAGTTTAGATTCCAATCTTATTTCACATATTATGTATCACCACTGTACAGTGGGGCATGATATGTGGACCTATAATTATAACATTTTTTATATAAAAGAAATTTTAAATAAAAATCATCCTGGCATTTGCATAGAAATACACGATGTAGACAATACATTATTATTCAGTAAAAATTATCACGGTACTAAAAAATTTAGATGTTTGGATTTAAAATCTAAACAAGGTGATACAACCTATCCATCTTACCATACATTTTTCTACGATGATTATTTTACATCAAATTTTAATATCAAAGATGGAGATGTTGTTTATGATCTGGGAGCTAATATTGGTGCGTTTTCTATTGCGTGTTCTAATTTTGATATCAAACAAATATATGCATTTGAACCACATCCAGAACTCTCACAGTATCTTAACGATAATTTGAACAGATATGGTAAAAACACAAAAGTGTTTAATAATGCGATTTCAAGTGAATTTAAAAAAGTAAGATTTGGTACCACAGAATCTACAGTTGCTTCCAGAATTAGAAACGAAGGTGAATTTGAAGTTGATGCTATTAATTTAGAAAAGTTTGTAATAGATAATAATTTGGAATTGCCAACTTATTTAAAAATTGATATAGAAGGAGCTGAATATGAGTTTTTTGAAAATACAAGTGACAATTTCTTCAAAAATGTTAGAAGTATATTCTTTGAATTTCATTGCAATGACGGCGTAAATCTACTTAAAATAATTGATAGATTTAAGAATTTAGGATACAAGTTAAGTCACAAAGATAATGCCTTGGATCATAATCTATCACATATGAACACCGTATACTTAAATAAGTAAATTATGAAAAAAATATTGTTTATAGCTCCACATCTTTCTACTGGAGGACTACCTCAATTTTTATTGAAAAAAATACAATCGTTAATTAATGATTATGAAATATATTGTGTAGAATATGATGATATTACTGGTGGAGTTTTAGTTGTTCAAAGAAAGCAGCTTCAGAAAATTTGCGGTAAGAGGTTTTACACATTATCATCAAATAAATTTGAGTTACTAAAGTTAGTTGACAATATAAAACCTGACATTATTCATTTGGAGGAAATGCCAGAATACTTTATGGATGTTAACTTGGCTACTAAACTCTATAATAAAGACCGAGAATATCTAATTGTGGAAACTTCGCACGATAGTAGTTTTGATCCAAGAAGAAAGCGTGTTTTTCCAGATAAATTTACATTCGTAAGTAATTATCAGAAACAAAACGTCGAATCTTTAGGCATAAATACTACAGTTATTGAATATCCAATTTCTGTGAAGTGTAGAAAAGATAGATCTGAAGGATTGAAATTTTTGGGATTGGATGAAAGTAAAAAACACGTATTACACGTTGGATTGTTTACTCCTAGAAAAAACCAAAAAGAATTTATAGAATATGCTCGTGCAATGGAAAAAGAACATATTCAATTTCATTGTCTGGGTAATATGGCTGATAACTTCAAAAATTATTGGCAACCTCTGTTGGATAATTTACCGAGTAATGTAAAAGTTTGGGGTGAACGCAAAGATGTAGAAAACTTCTACAGTTGTATGGATTTGTTTTTGTTCACTAGCAGAGGTCACGCAACTGATAAAGAGACAGCACCTATTGTAATTAAAGAGGCTATATCTTATAATATACCATCTCTATTGTACAATTTGCCTGTTTACCTTGATAGATACAAGGTATTTGAAAATATCAAGTATCTAGACGAAACCAATTTTAATCGTAATGTTAAACTCATAAAGAATCAATTGGGGATGATTTCAGATTCTGAAATAGAGATTGTTAATATAAAGAAAACTGCAAATAAAAACACGGTGGTTATCATATCAACACATCCCAATTTTAAAGCTGTAGAAGACACAACTTTGGAATCAATTAATCAAGCTAAAAAAGCTGGTTATAAAGTGTTGTTGTCATCTCATTATCCTGCTAGTGTTGATTTGCAAAAAGCGGCTGATCATTATGTATATGACTCAAACAATCCAATTTTAAAACATAATTTCTATAATAGATGGACATACAACACAGATAATACCAAGATCAATTTATTTTTTCCACCTTCCGATTGTGATAATTATCACGGTCTTGCTGTATTATTAAACTATTACAATGGCATATCATTGGCAAATAAAATCGGATACAAAAATGCAATTTGCTTCAATTATGATATGGTCATTTCAGAATCAGATTTTTCAAAGTTATACGATGTAGATGAAATTCTAATTAATAAGAAAGCATTTTTCTTTTATGATAAGGCCTTAGAAGGTGACACATTCAAAACAGTATTTCACGGAATTAATACTCAATTTTTCTTGGATAATTTTGATTACTATACGCCAGAAGAATATATGGAATTTGTTACCAAGAAAAATATATCAAATGGATTGGAACAATTCTATTATAATAAACTAATATCTAATAAGAGCGATCTTCATATAGATTATACAAACAACGAAGAATCTTATTTAAGCAATAGTAAAAATAATTTATTCTCAATGGTAGAATATCTATCGGTTCTGAGGATGAAGAATATAAATAAGTTTGGAGTATTAACATACATCAATAATAAATTAGATGGTCGTATAAATGAGATAATAATAAAAAAGAACGGAGAGGTAGTTAACAATTATTCTTACACGGTATCAGAAAAGGTTTGTTTTTATTTAGCAAACGAGTTTGAAAACAATAATTTCTATGAAATTGAAAATAATCTATATGATCAAAATAAAATTTTATTGAGAAGTTATAAAAAGTCATTTAGAAGATTGGAAGACATAGATATTAACGGTTCTATTGATATTACACAATGAAAATTATACAAGTTAATTTAGGGTTATTGCCTATTCCGCCTAATGGATGGGGTGCAGTTGAAAAAATCATTTGGGATTATCATCAACTGTTAAACAAAAAGGGATTAGAATGTCAGATAAAGTATTTGAATGAAATTAAATATTCAGACGATATAATCGTACATATACACGTAGCAAATCTGGCAAATGAATGTCATAAAAGAGGCATACCTTATATCTTTAGTTTACACGATCATCACGCTTATTTGTATGGCAAAGATTCATCTGTATATAAAGAGAATTTACAAGCAATTGAAAATAGTGTAATATCCACTTGTCCTGCCAAATATTTGGTTGATTATTTCGGAAGTAAAAAATTACGTTATTTTTCCCACGCGGTAAATACCGATGTGTTTAAACATAAAAATAACAAAATTCCAGTAAATAAACTGTTGTGTGTTGCAAATAATGGTTATGCCAATAATCAATCATATGATAGAAAAGGATTCACATATGCGATTAAAGTGGCTAAAGAATTAGGATATCCAATTACTATTGCTGGACCATCTAATAATAAAAAGTTCTTTGATATATTAGATGAAGAATTAAATCAGTATGATAAATTGACAAAAGTATTTGATTTAAATGAAGAATCGTTGATCGATTTATATAATGACCATTCTATATTCATACACCCATCTGAATTGGAAGCAGGACATCCAAATCTAACGCTTTTAGAAGCAATGAGTTGTGGTTTACCTGTGGTAGGTACGTTTGAGGAAAAATCATATAAAGGTATGGTTGTTGTTGAACGAAATGTAGAACAAATAAAATCCGCAATACAACAAATCACATCTGATTATAGTCGATATCAAACCAAAGCTTTGGAGTGTGCTAAGGAAAATTCCTATTCCAACCGAGTAGACCAGTTAATCGATTTATATGATCAATATACTGAACGATTGTTTGCTATTAAACACATCGATGTTTATGAAAATCTTAAAAAGAATGAAAAGAGTATTAAAACAAATGCGGTATTTAAATATTCATTCAATGATAATGCCAAGATTGAAGTGGATAACCCAGTAGACGTAGATCAAAGTTTCCACATAACATTCTATAATGGTGACGATAATAGTATTAAATATGAAACTGATTTAAAACATAATTGGTGGGGAAGTTGTAATTTTACATATTACATTCCCTATGAAATTCACATTAAAGATAATAAGACTAATGAATTGGTCGAAACATATAAGTTAAATTTAAAGAATAAGAAAGTAGTAATTGAATATGAAAGTTACTCTTTAGGCGATCAATTGGCTTGGATGCCTATAATTGAACAGTTTAGAAAAAAACACGAATGTGATCTTTATGTCAAGTTACCTTTGAAAAATATTTTTGAAAACAAATACCCTTCAATTAAGTTTGTTCACAATAACAAACCTATTTCAGATGCATTTGCAACTTATAAACTGGGATATTATGTAGACGAAAATGGATCTAACAATGATAGATGCAAAACAGATCCCAGAAAACAACCTCTACAAAAAATAGCAAGTGACTATTTAGGGTTACCATATGAACCAGAATTACCATTGCTTGACTTTGAAATCAAAGAAAGACCTCTAAAAAAGAGATACGTCACAATTGCAACACAAAGTACGTGTCAAGCCAAATATTGGAACAATAAAGGCGGATGGGAACGTGTTGTTGAATATATAAAATCAAAGGGATTTGAAGTAATATGCATAGATAAACACAAAACATTCGGAAATGGATCGGATTATATGAATAGTATGCCATCCAATGCTTTAGATTTTACAGGAGATAAACCACTGGTTGATCGTATGAATCAAATATATCACAGTGAGTTTTTTATAGGTTTACCATCAGGATTGTCTTGGTTAGCTTGGGCAGTTAAAAAACCAGTAGTATTAATTAGCGGGTTCTCATATCCATATACTGAATTTGATACTCCTTATAGAGTACAAAACCACTCGGTGTGTACAGGATGTTGGAATGATTCGCTATTTGACAAGGGAAATTGGAAGTGGTGTCCAAAATCTGATAAGAGAGAAGAGTTTGAATGTACCAAACAAATAACTCCAAAAATGGTTATGGATACCATAGATCAACTATTAATAGAACAAAAAATTTAAAGTTATAATAAATAGTTAGTTCTTCGATTTTTCGGTTATATTTATATTTTAAATATAACTTCGAAAGGATATTAATATTATGCCAATACAAGAAGGCGGTAGATTCGCCCCAACACAAAATATAGTAAGCCCAGGTGTATTCACACGTGAAAACGACCTCTCCGGTCTGGCTCAAGGAGTAGCAAACATTGGAGGAGCAATAGTAGCTCCATTCGCTGATGGACCAGCGTTTTTTCCAAATACAATAACCGACGTAGCCGACTTGGAAACAAGATTTGGTGTCGCTGACGGTGTGTATTATGGACCATACACCGCCAAAGAATATCTACTACAACAAGGCATCGTTACCGTAGTTCGTGTAGGTGGTCTTACTGGTTACTGGCAGAAGAATCCATTGATTGTATATGCTCAACCAGGTATCTGGAACAGAAATGCTGATAAAGGTGCTATCACAACAGCTTCATTTATGTACATTGATACTACTAACTATGTATCAAACGTTAAGTATCAACAAAGCAGTTCCGCAATCAACATTACAGGATCAGCTGAAATCAAGGGTTCAACTGGAAGTACAATAACCGGTTCAGCTACATTTTCTAGAGTAACTACATCAGAAATTGCTTCTTTCTTAGCAAGTTTGGGTAGTTTGACAGGTGTAAATGCACTATCTGCTTCTTTGTCAACTTCATCCAGTTTGGGTAAAGTATTCAAAGTAACTTCTACTAGACACTATGAACTATTTAGTAGCTCAGTTGTAGCTAGAAACGGTAAAGTTGCAAAAGCAGGATCTTCAGTAGATCACGCTTTAGCCGCATTTGATTTTGAAAAATCACGTATAAGCGGTAGCGTTACTGTCGGTGGCGGTGGTTCAAGTAAGTACAAACTAACATTTGATAGTTCAAATAATAGTTACTTAACCGCCTCATTTACCGCACCAAATACATTTGGTTTGGTTTTTGCCAATTATGACGCAAATTCATCCTTCTCATTTGCAACTGCAAGTTTGAGTGGTGCTGGATTAAGTTCTTCGATTCAATTGGTACAACGCATTGATATCTCCAGAATGATTATTAGTGGATCATTAAACGTTAAGTTTGGATCTGCTGCAGCAACTAGTACTGTTACCGCAACAGACGTTGATGGAGTTGGATCATTGAGTGGTAGCATCTTGTATGCTGGTAAAGTAGTAGACATTGGTACAGTTTCATCAGGAATATTAGTACGTAAGTTTACAACCAGTACATTGGCAAACGGCAATGCAAAACCAGTTGGAACTTCATTCTTCTTGTTAACATCAAGTTTACAAGGTACAAATATTGATAATGAAACCGCTGTAGCTACCGCATTCGACGAAAGTACAACAACCGTTGATCTAGTAAGTTCATCTTATTTCAATAGTACTATCGCTTATAACCTAACCAACTTCAATGTTCAAGCAGGCACACCATTGACACTTGAAAGTGGTAGTTTCCATTCACTACGTGGTGTTGGAACTTGTGTAGCTGGTCTACAAGTAAGAGGTGTGGTAAGTGGTTCCTTTGGTAAATATAATGGCGGATTCACAAATCAAGATAATCCAAGCGCAGATCAATGTAATCCAGTATTAACAGGTCGTCAAAAGATGATCTTGTCAGTATTGGCAAACACCCAAAATGCTTCATCACAATTCACCAGTGATTATCAAGTATTTGGTTTCAATACCTCAACATTGACTCAACTAACAAGTAGCACATTCCCATACAAGGGTGTAATTAATCCTAATGAAAATGTTTACAACTTGGCATTGAAGTATAGTTACACAAATCCAGCCGGTGGTACAAGTGCTGGTACATACGGTTACTACGACTTCAGTTTGAATGAAAACGACAATAATTACATCAAAGATGTATTTGGCGTAGACCCAACTGTTGGTAATCCTAACAAACAAATTGCTGGTCAAAAAGTTGAAGCTGCTTACAACTACGTACTATTCGAAGATAGCATCAAGAAGTTCGTAGCTGAAAAGACCAGCGCTTATGGTTGGAGACTACAAGTTGGTACAAGTAACCTATCAGGAAGTTCAATTGTTGGCGAACCTCTAAAGTTTGTTGATCAATATAGCACTGATTTGAATAACGGTGATAGTCAATTCAGTATCACCAATGCTTCTACTCCTTGGATCTACAGTCAAAAGATTGCTCCATTTAAAGGTAGCGCCGATGTAGCTGCTTTTCCAACCAAGTTCCAGTTGTTCAAGGTTCACACTTTGAGTGACGGTACATTGAGCAACACTAAGTTCAAGATTGAAATTAGTAATGTTAAGTTGGCAGGAACAGTTCCAGGTAGTGAATGGGGTAGTTTCACACTAGCAGTACGTGCTTATAGCGATACTGATAAGAAGCCAAAGTATTTGGAAATCTTCCAAAACTTGAATTTGGATCCAGAATCCGCAAATTATGTTGCTCGTAGAATTGGTAACAGATACGCATATATCACTTATGCTGGTAAGTTAATTCAATTTGGCGATTTCAATAATTTGAGTAAGTATATCAGAATCGAAGCCAGTGACGTTTCTTACCCAGTAAGTTGCGTACCATACGGATTTGAATCATATAGTACTCCAATTGATAGTACCGCAAGCAACTATGTACCTGCTGTACAATACAGTAAAGCAAGTATCTATGGTCTCGGACCTGGTAAGTATCCATCTGGTACAGTATTCGGTAGTGTTCCAGGAACTGATACTGAAATCCAAGCACTATATCCAACATCTTCATTTGGTGTTGGTGTAGAAAATAACACTAAACAATACTTCAAGCCACTACCATATTATGGTGCTTCAGATAGCAATGGTACAAACATTGACTTCGATCTAGAAGATAAAGTTTGGGGTACTACAAACAGTAAATTCTATGCTCAAGGTACATATGTAAGTACTGGTTCACTACTATCACCAACATTGAGTGGTAGTATCCCAAGTACATATGATGCTGTAAATGAATCTACATACGTTAAACTACGTAAGTTTATCGTAGGTTTCCAAGGTGGATTTGAAGGTCAATGGCCAGCAATTCCAATCAATGTAGGCAGTGACATTACCGCTGGTAATACACAAGGTCTAGATTGTACAAATATCAATAGTCCAGGTAGTATCGCTTATAAGCAAGCAATTGCTGCAATCGGTAATCCAGATGAATTTGATATCAACTTGATCGTAACTCCAGGTATCTTCCGTGAACAACACAGTTACGTAACTGAACTAGTAATCGATATGTGCGAAACTCGTCAAGACTGTTTCTACATTATGGATAACGTAGTGTTCCCAGCAAGTAACCAAACTGTAGGATTGATTGATGCCGCAATTAACACTGTAGCTACAATTGATAGTAACTATGTAGGTACTTATTATCCTTGGGTTAAGATCCTAGATACTAATACCAACAAGATTATTAGTGTTCCACCTTCAGTAGTGTTACCAGCAGTTTATGCTGCTAACGATAATGCTGCTGCTGAATGGTATGCTCCAGCCGGTCTAAACCGTGGTGGTATTCCAACCGCTGTACAAGTACTCGACAGAGTAACTCACAGTGAACGTGATGAACTATATGAAGGTCGTGTAAATCCAATCGCAGCATTCCCAGGCCAAGGCATTTGTGTATGGGGTCAAAAGACTCTACAAATTGCTCCAAGCGCTTTGGATCGCATCAATGTTCGCCGCTTGTTGATCAACTTGAAGAAGTTTATCGCAAGTTCAAGCAACTACTTGGTGTTTGAACAAAATGTTGCTTCTACACGTAACCGATTCTTGAGTATCGTAACACCATACTTGGAATCAGTACAACAACGTAACGGTATCTACGCATTCCAAGTCAAGATGGATGCTGAAAACAATACTCCTGACTTGATTGATCGTAACATCCTCTACGGACAAATCTATATCCAACCAACTAGAACCGCTGAGTTTATTATACTCGATTTTAATATACTCCCAACGGGCGCTCAATTTTCTGCCTAATCTAGGATAAAGAAAATTAAACAGAACCCCGCTTAGAAATAAGCGGGGTTTTTTGTTTGATCTGTATATTTATATTTATGATACTATTAACACGAATCGTTGAGGATTTAACTAACCCACAAGTTAAAAACGCCGTAGATCCATCTCTTTTAAAGTTAATTGACAAGGTAATCGATGACACAAATGTTTTGGTAGTTAATAACTTAAAAATGGTAAAGGATATTTTATCAAAAGAACCAATTGATAAGGCTAGATTAGACGTTGCACTAAGCAATTATAAACGTTATTTTAATAGAGACAATGGCGGCACACCTGAAGTCATTCGTGGTATGACAATGCAAAATAAACTAGACGAGTTAGCAAAATGATTAGTTTAACTGACATTTTAAATGAAGTTTTATCTGAGTCTGATCCAAAAGTTGGAACTGGTAAAAAGCCAAAAGGATCTGATAGACGATTATATACCGATGAAAATCCGAAGGATACGGTTAGAGTAAAATTTAAAACATCCCAAGACATTAAAGATACACTAGCTAGTAGTGGTTTTAAATCAAAAAGTCACAAAAGACAATCTCAAATTATAAATCTTATACATCAGAGAGTTAGAGCAGCTTATCAAAATGCTAAAGATCCAAATGTTAAAAGCAGATTGAAAAGTGCTTTAGACTATGCTATACAACGTAAAGAGGCCTCAAAAGCAAAAACAATAAAATTAAATAAAGAAACATCCAATCCAGAATCTGGTAAATCATCTCCATATGGTTCTGGATATGGAGTGGTTGAAAATAATATAGAAGAGAAATGTTGGAAGGGATATACGCAAAAAGGTATGAAAACATTGTTTGGTAAAAAATATCCCAACTGCGTTAAAAAAACAAACAAATAATTTTATACCAATTATCAAAATGATTAGTTTAAACGATTTATTATTAGAAGCCAAACTTCCTCAAAGCGAGCAAGATATGGATCTTTATGCTCGTAAATACAAGAAGACTATAGATTATTTACGTACCAAGAACAAAGTACTATTGTTAACTACCAGTAATAGATGGAGTGGTCACAAAGACGATATTGCTAAGAGTACACAATTAGCAATTAAAATGCAAGAATTATTAGGTAAAGAAAAAGTATCATTGATAGATACTACCAAATTAAATATAGTTCCGTGTGAGGGCAATGTATCGTCAAAATGGGGAAATCATTGTGGTACAAAAGATTCATCTTTAAAAGATAAAGAAAAAAACCCAACAGGAGAACATCGTTGTTGGGCTAGTATTAATAATAAGAACGATGAATTATGGAAAGTAAGTAAAGAGCTATTTGAAAGTGATACCGTTTTATTTTTTGCTAGTGTGAGATGGGGTCAAGCCAATGGTTTTTATCAAAAATTGATCGAAAGATTGACTTGGATTGAAAACAGACATTCTACGTTGGGAGAAAGTAATATTGTTAAAAATATTGATTCAGGATTCATTGCAACTGGACAAAATTGGAATGGCAAAGATGTTACACAAACACAAAAAGAAGTACTTCAGTTTTTTGGATTCAAAACACCAGACCAATTATTTTGGAATTGGCAATTTACTAATAATAGTTTAGACGAAACTAAGAGTTCTTACAAAAAAGCAATTACTGTATTTGATAAAACATTTTTAAAACCATATGATAAGACTAAATAACATTTTAAGTGAGGTAATACAAGAAGGCGGCGCAGGTGGACATATGGCACATCCATTTGATTTTGTAAATACTGGCGCTAAATTGGTAGGTGTATTTGCGAAAGCAGTAAAGTCTCTGAAGCAAGGCGCCGGTAGTGTAAAGATTGACGGTGTTAATGCAAGTATCCGTATGATAAACAGCCAATTTGTAATGGATCGTGGATCAGCAAAACCACTTGATATTAAGGGCATGAGACCCGAAGATTTGCCAAATAGATTTGAACCAGGTCATGGATTTATTAATATTGGAACTAAAGTAATCAATATTTTCGATGAAGCGATTCCAAGTACCAAATCCGAATTAAAAAAGTTGGGCTTGTTGAACAATCCAAATATATTGTTTAATATTGAATATGTAGAAGGTACAACAAACGTAGTTGGTTATGGTGATATTGGAAACTTTTTAGCAATTCATGGCTTAAAAGAGATCAAACCAAAGACATTTGGTAAGGATGGTAGTGTAAAATCCCGTGTTGCTGTTGAAATACCGTATGATAAAGCGGCAATGCAGTCCTACATCAATAAATTAAATAAGGTTGCAATGAAGTATGGATTCAAAGTACTAGGCAGCGTTGGTACATCATTTAAATCGGATCCAAATTTGGCCAAAGTATTGAGAGAACCAGTAACATTATATCCTACAGAAGTTGCTGAAACCAAGTCATTAAAAGACTGGTTAAAAAATGTAAAAATCGATCTTCCACTTATCACCCGTGAACAATTTATTAATGCTTCAAACAGCAAAAATATTACGCAAGATTTTGCCGGTCAAGACGTTCAAAAGATTATAAATGATACCATTGTTTATTTAACCACTATCAAATTAGGAGATGAAGTATTAAAGAATGCTACTAGTGAGATTGGTGACTTAGATAAACATGAAGGAATCGTGGTTAGAGATCCAAATATTTATAACAATCCTTTCAAAATTACAGGAAGTTTTATTATAAAAGGTTTGGAAAGTAAGTTTAAGAAATAAAATAAATACATATTTGTTATGAAAAGAGCATTAGGTAAAAGCAATCTTGATATTGTTAAAGATTATGTTGATGGCGTTCGTCCATTCGTCCAAGTAGGATATGATTCTAATTTGGAAAATTCAACCCGTAAAGAAGGTGAAGAGTGGGAGGATGGTCAAGGACGTAAATGGGTTTGGAAAAATGGTAGTAAACGTAGAGTTCAAAAACGCGCTACGATTATCAATGAACAACGTTGTAAATGTTGTAAGATGGATGTTCGTTGGGGCAATTATTTAGATGATCGTGTTTGGCCCAAAACAGGATATTGCTACGATTGTTTTATTGATTTCCAAACAAATCTTAAATTAATCGGAATGTTCGACGTATATAACGAACTTCAGGATTTAAAAAATGAACGTAGTATTTTGGAAGATTATAAGAAAAAGTTTGAAGAAAGTAAAAAGTTCTGCGAAGAAAATCAAGGAAAACCAGTTGAATTCTTAGAAGAAGATGGTTCATTTGAAAGATGGGAAGGCATTCAAGATTATAATAAAATACTAGAGGATCTAAATAAAGATTTAGAACTACTCTATAAACGTTTAGAAGAACTAAACGCTAAGATAAAAGATTACGAAGAAAAGTATGAGTCAGCCAAATCTAAGAGAAATAATAAAGCAAGAGTATAAGAAGTGTATTGAGGATCCAATATACTTTATGAAAAAGTATGTTAAGATCCAACATCCTATTCGTGGTACTTGTAACTTTGAATTGTTTCCTTTTCAAGAGACAACTCTATCAGACTTCGTAGATAATAGTCTTAATATTGTATTAAAAAGTCGTCAGATGGGTATTAGTACTCTTACAGCAGCTTATAGTTTGTGGTTAATGACATTCCATAACGATAAGAATATTCTTTGTATTAGTATTACTCAAGAAACCGCAAAAGAAATCGTTACCAAAGTTAGATTTGCTAATGATAACTTGCCGTCTTGGTTAAAAGTTCCCTGTGTAGAAGACAATCGTCTTTCATTACGTCTAAAAAATGGATCGCAAATCAAAGCAGTATCATCTGCTGGTACCGCTGGTCGATCATCCGCACTATCTTTACTAATCATTGACGAAGCTGCATTTATTGACGGTATTGAAGAAATTTGGTTGTCATCACAATATACACTGTCTACTGGTGGTAGAGCTATTATATTAAGTACGCCAAATGGTGTTGGTAATTTCTTTCATAAAACGTGGGTAGAAGCTGAAGAAGGTAAGAACAACTTTAAAACAATACGATTACCATGGCATCTACATCCAGAAAGAGATCAAGCTTGGAGAGATAAACAAACAGAATTGTCAGGTGTAAAAGGTGCAGCGCAAGAATGTGATTGTGATTTTAGTACATCTGGTAATCAAGTTGTGAGTATTGATATTTTAGAGTTTTATAAACAAACTTATATTAAAGATCCAATTGAAAAACGTGGTAATAATCAAGATTTTTGGATATGGGATTATCCAAATTATAGTAAAAATTACATATTAACGGCCGACTGTGCGAGAGGAGATGGAGCAGATTATAGCGCATTTCATATCTTTGACATAGAAACATTGGAACAAGTTGCGGAATATAAAGGACAATTAACTACCAAGGATTATGGAAACTTGTTGGTAAGTGTTGCAACTGAATATAATAATGCGTTATTAGTCGTGGAAAACAATAACGTGGGTTGGGCTACACTTCAACAAATTATAGATAGAGATTATCAAAATACATTTTATAGTGCAGCTGATTTAACTGTTATAGATGTGGAAAAAACATATACTAATAAATTAAATTCGGCGGACAAAAAATTAGTGGCCGGATTTACAACCACTAGTAAAAATAGACCATTAATCATTAGTAAACTAGAAAACTTTTTTAGAGAAAAAGGTGTTATAATCAAGTCTAAAAGACTTTATGAGGAATTGAATGTGTTTATATGGAATGGAGCTAAAGCTGAGGCTATGAAGGGATATAATGATGATTTAGTTATGTCACTAGGCATTGGATTGTGGATTCGTGAAACAGCTTTAAAACTTAGAAACGAACAAATAGCTTATAATAAAGCAATGGTTTCTAAAATATCAAAAGTAACAAGTCAAATAACAGTGCCAAAACAAGTAAGCACTGTACCTGATCATCAAAAGACGATGGAATTTACTGTAAATGACAAAAAAGAAAGTTTAACTTGGTTGTTGTAAATACTTATATACTAGAATAATATGGCAGATAAATCTTTTCAAGAATTACGCAATCGTTCATTATTTGCACGTTTGAAACGTTTGTTTTCAAATGATGTAATTGTTCGTAATATCGGTGGTAAAAAATTAAAAGTAATTGATACTGACGAAATTCAGTATGCTACAGATCGTAATAGTTTAAGAGATCGTTTTAATAGATTACGCACCACTTCATATAATCAATACACAAGAGATTTCAATTTATCATATCAAAGTAGTCGTGTAGAACTATTTCGTGATTATGATACAATGGATATGGATCCAATTCTAGCATCTGCATTGGATATCTATGCAGATGAATGTACAACTAGAAATGAAATGGGTGAAGTAATTCATATCAAATCATCCAACGATGAAATCAAGCAAATTCTACACAATTTGTTTTATGACATTTTAAACATCGAATTCAATCTTTGGAGTTGGACTCGTTGTATGGTCAAATACGGAGATTTTTATTTACGTTTACATATTAGCCCTGAATATGGTGTTTATTTGGTAGAACCATTGAGCACTTATTATGTAACCCGTGTAGAAAACGCACATTTATCAAATAAGAATTTTGTTAAGTTCCAAGTCAACCTTCCATATGGTAATAAACTAGAAGATCTGGAAAATTATCAAATTGCACATTTTCGTTTGTTGAGTGATAGTAACTTTTTGCCATACGGAAAAAGTTCTTTAGAAGGTGCTCGTCGCGTATGGAAACAATTGAGTTTGATGGAAGACGCAATGTTAATTCATCGTATTATGCGTGCTCCTGAAAAACGTATTTTCAAGGTTGACATCGGTAATATTCCTCCAAATGAAGTTGATAACCATATGCAACGCATTATGGATCAAATGAAAAAAGTACCATATTTGGATCAACAAACAGGCGACTACAATTTAAGATTCAATTTGCAGAACATGGTAGAAGACTTTTTCTTGCCAGTTCGTGGTAGTGATAGTGGTACAAGTATCGAAAACTTGTCTGGTCTAGAATGGACAGGTACTGATGATATTGAATATCTGCGTAACAAAATGATGGCAGCGCTTAAGATTCCCAAAGCATTTTTAGGTTATGATGAAAGTCTAAGCGGTAAAGCTACATTGGCAGCTGAAGATATACGTTTTGCTAGAACTGTTCAACGTATTCAACGTATTATTGTAAGTGAGTTAAATAAGATTGCGGTTATTCATTTATATTCACAAGGATATAGAGATGAATCGTTGGTCGATTTTACATTGGAATTGACCAATCCATCTACTATCTTTGAAAAAGAAAAGATCGACGTATATAAAAGCAAAGTCGAACTCTCCAAAGATATGCAAGAACAAAAAGTATTTTCTAAGAAGTGGATCTATGAAAATATTTTTGGTTTATCAGATCAAGATATGATTGAGTTGCAAAAACAACTTATCGATGATGCTAAAGGTACATATAGATTTAAACAAATCGAAGAAGAAGGCAATGATCCAGCATTATCATTCTTAAACAAGGACGATAAAGAAGGAGCCGGTGGATCCGGTGGTGGGCCAGGTGGTGAACCAGGCGGCGCCGAGCCAGCTGGCGGTGAGCCAGGCGGAGAACCGCCAGGTGGAGGCGAACCAAAAGGTGGTGAAACTGGTGGGGAAAAATCAACACCCCCAAAATTAGCAGAACGTGATCAAACTGGTAGAAAAGATGCACGTGATTATCGATTTGGCGAAGATCCATTGGGTACATTAGAAAACAATAGACGTAGTGATTTGTCTGTGACGCACAAGTATAAAAACAAGTCTCCGCTATCACTAGAATCTATTAAAGGATTGACCGATGTACTAAAAACTTTAGACCAAGAAAAAGAAATATTACGAGAGGGAAGTAAAAAATCTTTTATGGATGAACAAAATATAAAAGAATAGTATAATTCCTACATATTTAACCACATTGATTATATTTATAAATAATAATAAATAATATGCACAAGAAAGCAAAACATTCGAAATTCAAGAATGCTGGAATATTGTTTGAACTACTCACTAGACAAATAACAGCCGACATTCTAGCGGGGAGAGATGAATCATTTACCAAAAATCTGATGTTCAAGTATTTTCACGAAAGCAAAGAACTAGGAAAAGAAGTGCAACTTTACAATTTCATCCTACAACAAAAAAGCAAAGATGCTTCTTCCGCTGAACGTCTTTTGAATGTTGTTTTGCAAACACGTTCCAAACTAGATGAACGCGAATTGAACAAGCAAAAGTACAACATAATTAAAGAAATAAAAGAGAAGTATAATATAGACGAATTTTTGAAAAATAAAATTCCAAATTATAAGTTATACGCCTCTATATACAAATTATTTGAAGATCAAGATAAAAGTGAAGTCAAGTTTGATGTATCTGAATTGTTAGAATCAAGAGAATATATTGTTGAGAGCTTAACAAAAGAAAAGAAGTCAGAACAAGAAATGATGGATGTTTATGGAAATCAAAGTGCTGAAGTTAGATTGTTGGCCTATAAATTCTTGATTGAAAACTTCAATACCAAATACAACAATCTTTTGCCAGATCAAAAGAAACTTCTAAAAGAATATATTACTAATGTTTCCAACTCCAGTAAATTTACAAAATACGTCAACGAAGAGTACAAGAGAATAAGTGGAGTATTAAAAGATCAAGTGAAGAATGTTACCTCTGAAGTGGTTAAAATTAAAATAAATGAAGTTATTAGTCAGTTTTCAACAAAATCTTGTGTTGGCGTAATTAAAGAAAATCAATTGACTTCATTGTTAAATGTATACGAATTGATAGAAGAAATTAAAAAGATTGATGTCAAAAATGAAGCAAAATCTTAAACAAAAGATTAAAAAGATTTTAACCAACCTAAAGGTTAAAAATGAAGCTAGTACAACAGGTACCGCACCTGTTGCTTCTGGTCCAGTTGCTGTTGGTGGTGACGCTGCAAGAACTCCATTTGCTTTTTCCAAAAGAGGAGCAAGACCAGATACATACACACAATTGGGATATAAATTAGCTAAGCCAATTAAAAGAAGTCCTAATTATAAGTTGGAAAATCAAATGTATAGTGAACCAGCATATAGTACTCCTGCTCAATCAATTGAATTGGGAGATACATATACAGATAAAAATGGATTGGTTCAACATAATGATCCAAATTTAGATCCAAATTTGATTGGTTATAAACAAGGAAGTTTACCATTTACTGAAGGTTTTAATGGTTTAAAATATGAACAAGAAGGTCAGAAAGCTTCTGTTCCACAACCGTCACCTGCTCAACCTCCAACTCAACAACCAAAGCAAGCCGAACCTTCACCATCTGTAGATTTAAAAACATATGATGTATTGCCTGATTTTACAGCATTTGATACCAAGTTAAAAGGTTCAACCGAGGCATTAAAGAACAATCTACAAAAAACAATCCAAGACAAAATTTTAGGTAAGAAAATCGTAGTTAGAGCCAGTAAAGGATATAAACAACCTGAGACAGATTATACTATAAATGTAACTGGTGTTGCTATTGATTATTACTACGACAGATACGTTATTATAATAATTGGTCGTGAAGAAAATAAACAAAAAGTAGCTAAATTTTTCATCAAGCCAGGATTTAAACTTAAAATTTTAGGTAATGCTGATAATTTGAAACCAAAAGATCAATATCAAGTTGCTAAATCAAAAGCATTGGTTGACCCTCAAAGTCAACAAAATGTTGTTCCACAAAACACAATAACCGCAGATAAGCAAGACGCAACTGTTGCAAATCAACCAGATCAATCAAAACAACCAGGAACAACACAACCTAAAGCTTAACACATATATGAAACAAGTATTGATAGACATATTACCATTTGAATTTAAAAAGACATCTTTAAATGAATCTCTTAAAGATGGAAAACTATACGTAACCGGCGTATTACAACGTGCGGATGCAAAGAATCAAAATGGAAGAGTGTACCCAGAAGATGTACTAAAGCGTGAAGCTGAAAAGTATATGCAAAACTTCGTAAAACAACGTCGTGCTATGGGTGAGTTGGATCATCCAGAAAGCAGCGTGGTTAACTTAAAGAACGTTAGTCACAACATTGTTGATATGGGTTGGGAAGACAAAGATTTGGTTGGAACAGTTGAAATACTGCCCACACCAAGTGGTAATATTCTTAGAGATTTATTGCAATCTGGAATTTTATTAGGTATTAGCAGCAGAGGATTAGGCAGTGTTAAAAAAGATATGAGAGAAGGTGCCGACATTGTACAAGACGATTTTGATTTGATCGCATTTGACTTTGTAAGCAATCCTAGTACACAAGGTGCCTTTATGTATCCTCAAGGCAAAATCAATGAAAGTGTAGAACAAAGAACAATTGTCAACCCATACGGTAATGTAGAAAGAATTATTCACAACATTCTATCAGAATTATAATATTTATAAAGTATGAAATTAAAACATTTACTAGAAAATTCCACTGAAGTAGCTTATAGCCCACTTACCAAAGAAGAAAAGTCAAAAATGGTTGGTGCTATTAGATCCTATAATGAATATCGCAAGGGATTAAAAGCCGATTGTGTATATGAAACTGCACAAAAAATTATGGAGGCTGTTAATCTAGCAGAACGCTACGCAATTAAAGAATGTGGCGACTGGATGCAAGCCAAAATGGTTGAACGTGATATGAAAGAAATCAAAAGAGACGCTGCCAAAATGTATGAAGAAGCCAACAAAATGAAAGAAATTGAAAAACAACTTGAAATGTTGTATGAACAAGTTGGTATGAGATTGGAACGTTATTTTGAAATTGCCGACCAAGTACACACTGATCCAAAACCACAAGAAGGCACTATTAACTCATCGGTATCGAATCAATAAATTCCAACATTTTATCGAACGATTCAAAAACGTATCTTCTATTTGCTTCTATCACATAACCTTCGTCTGTTTTATAGACGAAGGTTTTTCTTTTCTCGTTGACCATATCTAAAGATGGAACTTCTATTTCAGAAAACATTCTGTATTCATCATCTATACGAAAATTCATTTCACCCAATATATCAATTTCCGTAAAATCCCATCCGTTTGGATTATCTATATCTTCTAACTTAAACATTTTTTCTTCTTCAAAATTATCATTGTTTATAAAGTTAATTAATTTTGGAGACTTATAATTGTTGTAGCTATTATTCATAGAACGCACATCTGGGTTGGAATATGGAGTTTCGTCCCCAGTTCTTTTTATAAACTTATAATTGTCTTTTGTGGAATTCATATGTTTAGCTAGATTTGGATTGAAATTATAGGCCATAAGAGTTAATTCTATCTATAAAGTCAGATAGGGTTTTTGTTTGTTCAGAATCTTTATTCTTATCCAAAGCAGTACTTAACATACTGAATATTTCTTTGTCTGGTTTATCAGGATAAGATCTTTGAATAAAACAAGCATATACAATTAAATTTTCATTTTTTTGATCTATGAGCTTTTTAAACACATATTTCTTGGTACTACCATTACTAAATATTTCAGTTTCTATTTTTGTATTTTCTGGTGGGTTAGGAATAAAATTTGTTTTTCCAAATCCACTAAATCCCGCTTGTTTACTTTGAAAAGTTAACATTTCTTTTTTAGTAAACGCAATACCTTCATTTTCTTTTAGCACTTGGTTAAATGATTTGCCTTTAATGATATCAAAATCACTTAATGAATATTCTGCTTCATTAAGACTTTTCAATATTTCTTTCAATTTAACAAAGTGTTTTACACTACTTGGTTTGATGGTACGTGCCATCTTACGAACTTGTGGTGAAACTTCTTTTGATTTGATTCCACCTTTTTGTAGTGCTCTTACCAATCTAAATAGTCTGGCTTGTTTTTCGCTTTTTGCAGGCATATATCAATAAATATAAAATATTTTCATTTGTTTCAATTTTAAATTATATTTATTATTCAAATACATCATTCTTTGATGTCACATACATTTATCTTCTTTGGAGTTCTTCAATAGCTTCACCAACAAATAACAATAAGAAAGGCAGAAATATAATTATGAGCGATCTATTAAAAGAAAGCATTGCGGATGCAAAGGCTGTACGTGAAACAGCATTGGCAAATGCAAAGACCTTCCTTGAAGAAAGTTTTGCAAACAGTATGAAAGAAATGTTTGCAGATAAACTCAAGGAAGAAATGGCAGAAGAAACCGAAGCACCAGAAGGTGAAGAAGGCAAGATTGAAGAAAAACTTGCATCTTCTAATATTGGTAAGGATGACAGCAATGTTGCTACAAAACAACACCCAACCAAACCATCACCAGCTTCAAATAAAAACACAACTCCAGCAGGTAAGCAAGAATTCGACGTAAAGCTTGAAGAAGAAGCTGCCGTTGAAGAAGGTGCTGAAGTAACTAGTGAAGAACTAGACGAAATTCTAGCAGAACTAGAAGGTGAAGTAGTATCCGAAGGAGATTCCGACGATGCCGGTGAATCTGATGATTCAATGGAAGAAGAAATTAATCTAGACGAACTTCTAGCAGAACTAGAAGGCGAAGATCCAGCAGCTGCACCAGCACCTGCTCCAGCTCCAGAAGCTCCTGTTGCTCCAGCCGCTCCAGCTGCTGAAGTACCAGCTCCAGCCCCAGCTCAAGTTCCATCTCCTTCAGAAGGTGAATACTCAGAAGAAGTATCCGCTGAAGAAATGGCAGAAGCTCTAGTAGCTATCAACGAAGAAAACGAACAACTAAAGTCTCAATTGAGCGAACACATCAAGACTGTAAAGTATTTGAAGAGTGTTCTATCTGAAACAAATCTATTGAATGCTAAGTTGCTCTACACCAACAAATTGTTCAAAGGTAAAGCTCTTACCGAAGATCAAAAGTTGAAGATCATCAACACTTTCGACTTGACCAAGAATATTCGTGAAGTCAAGTTGGCATATACAGTTTTAGCCGAATCACTTAATTCCGGTGCATCAGTTGTCAAGAAAAAGACCAATACAACTGCTCAAACTATCACCGAAGGTTTGGCAAGCAAACCAGTATCCAGTACAAAGCCTGATTCTACCATTGTAGAACCTCAAGCTGAAGTAATGGCTTCAAGATTCCAAAAACTCGCAGGAATCAAGAAGTAATTAGTTTGCGAGTAAAAACCTAACAGTAATTAATATAGAAAGAAACAAAAATATGAGTATGGATGTAAAAAGTCTATTGACAGGAAATATGAATCCACAAGCCAAATTGATGGCTGAAACACGTGGACTACAATCCAAGTGGGAAAAGACAGGCCTCCTAGAAGGTTGCCAAGGTGTTGAAAAAGCACATATGTCAATCCTATTGGAAAACCAAGCAAAACAATTGCTTGACGAAGCAACCACCACCGGTACCTCTACCAGTTCAGAACAATGGGCTGGTGTAGCTCTACCATTGGTACGTCGTGTATTCGCTGAAATCGCCGCTAAGGAATTCGTCAGCGTACAACCAATGAATCTACCATCTGGTCTAATTTTCTATCTAGACTTCAAGTATGGTACAACCGCTCCTGGTAGTGATTTGCGTAACTTGAACAACGGTAGTTCCGTAACTACCCGTGCAGGTAAGCAATTGAACGACAGTTTGTTTGGTGGTACAGGTAAGAAGTTGGGTTCAACTGATGACGCAGTACGTGGTCTATACGGTCAAGGTGCTTTTGCTTATTCAGTTCGTCCAGTAAGTAGCTCTGCTATTACCCTAGCTAAGAGTGCAACTGCAACCGCAACTGGTAACACCATCCAAACCGCTTCTTGGAACGACGTTCAATTTGCTGCTGAATTAAGCGCATCTGTCGTAGCTAAGAAGTTGTTCAAGGTTATCTTGAACCACGACGACAACACCACTGGTGTTGCTGGTCAAGGATATATGTACAACGTTGACTTGAACGCAGTACGTTCATTCAACTTGATTTCAGGTTCAGTTGCACCAACTTCTCTAAGAAGCAATGGTTTGGTATTGAACACCTATTCAAAAGCAATTAACACTGGTAGTTTGAGCAATCCATTCTATCAATCCGTATATATCGTATCCGCTTCTAATAGCGCATTCGGTGGTGCAGCAAGCAACGTTAAGTTGATCTATAGTCTACAACCTACCGATAACCTACGTGGTGACTTCGAAGCTGGTAAGACCCCAGGTGAAGGTTCCGGTACCGCTGGTAACGTTCCTACACAAAGCATCGATACTGATATCAGTATCCCAGAAGTAAACTTGGTACTAAACAGCGAACCAATCGTTGCTAAGACCCGTAAGTTGAAAGCAGTCTGGACCCCAGAATTGGCTCAAGACTTGAACGCATATCACTCCATCGACGCAGAAGCAGAACTTACTGCTCTATTGAGTGAATATGTATCTATGGAAATCGATCTTGAAATCCTAGACATGTTGAACGAAGCCGTTCAAGGCATAACAACCGAAGCTTGGTCCGCCCAAATCGGTGTTGAATTCAGCAAGGGATTGAATGCAACTACTGGTGAAGCAATCTTCACACGTAATGCAAACAGTTCACCAAACCGTACTGCTTACGTAAAGAGCACTTGGTTCCAAACTCTTGGAAACAAGATCCAAAAGGTATCTAACACAATCCAAAAATTGACCCTACGTGGTGGTGCAAACTTCTTGGTCGTAAGTCCAGACGTTGCAACTATCCTAGAATCAATCCCAGGATATGTAGTAAACACTGATGGTGATCAAGCTAAGTTCGCAATGGGCGTAAGCCGCGTTGGTAGCTTTGCTTCTCGCTTCCAAGTTTACAAGAACCCATACATGACCGATAACGTAGTATTGGTTGGTTTCCGTGGAAACAACTTCCTAGAAACCGGTGCTGTATATGCTCCATATATCCCACTAATCCAAACTCCATTGGTCTATGATCCAGTGAACTTCACTCCACGTAGAGGCGTAATGACCCGCTACGCTAAGAAGGTAGTGCGCCCAGAGTTCTATGGAAAAGTTATTATCGGCGATCTCGATACCGTATAATACTTAGTAGAAATAAAATAACTCAAAAACCCCAACGAAAGTTGGGGTTTTTTCTTGCACTAATAAAAAATAATTGACATTACCATAAAACTTGTATATACTTATATTATATGAAAAGTGGTATATACAAAATTACAAATGTTAAGAATGGCAAGTTTTATATTGGTTCTGCTAAAGATATTGATCGTCGTTGGTGGGAACATAAAAATGATTTAAAAAAGAATAAACATAAGAATCCTAAATTACAACACGCTTGGGATTTTTACGGGGAAAACAGTTTTGAATTTATTATATTAGAAAATGTAATAGAATGTGAATTGTTTAAACGAGAACAATTTTATTTAGATATGTTTAAACCCTATATGCGTGATATAGGTTATAATATTACCCCAACCGCAAGTGGAGGCGATAATTTTACACATAATCCTGATAAAGAAGAAACTCGTCAGTTACTATCTGATATTAATCTAGGAGCTAAAAATCCTATGCACGGTAAAAAGCATAGTGATGAGGCTAAAGAAAGGCAACGTGATCGTGCTGTAGGACGTTATACTTTGGAGTGGTTTGTTGACAAGTATGGTATTGACAGTGGTACACTTAAGTACAAGGAGAGAAATGACAAATTGGCTAATCGTAATATTAATTACAGTTATGATAATGGATTAAAAGGCAAAAAGCGTGGTGCTATGAGTGATGAAATGAAACGTAAGATTAGTGAACAAAAGAGAAATTTTGCGCTTAGAAAGAATGAATTTGTTGATGATTTAAAGAGTGGTAGTTTTACTAACAATGCATTAAGTGAGAAGTATGGAGTATCATTAACCACGATCAAATTACATAAAAGAAAATATTAGTTTTATTTTATTTCCCAAGGAAAATGTCCACTTAAAATACAAACAATCCAAAATTTACATCTACATATAAAACTTACAAAGTATAATCTTATAAGTCCAATTATTACTTTGATCCACATATATTCCCAATGTCTAAATTGTTTATTTTGCGTAAATAAATTAATAATAAACAGTTTCGGGTTTGTTTTTACGAATAATAAATCTTCTTTGTATCTGGATTTTACATCCTTTAATGTAATATAGTCTTTCATATTTTTATTCGAAAAATTCGTTGGTAGATGTTACAACGATTTCTTGTACTTCTTCTTTGAACGAAGTATCTTTGGGGTAAGGTAGAACTTTATGTTTAAGAGATTTAGTCAACTTTTTATTTTCTATTTTGTTACTGATAAACTTGATATAACGATGTTTACCACTTTCTCGTTTGCGCCAGAATGTTCTACCAATACGTTCTTTTAGTTTATCTACGCTGTGTGTTTTCCATCTTGAATATACACTTCTGCTGTGTATCCAATCATAGTTAGGAGGACCAACTAAACTAACACTATAGTTAGGCATTATAGCGATATCTACATAGTTATCGCCTTGATATAGAAAGCCAGTTGCTTGATAGATTGTGCCTGCGTGTCCAGCTTCACTATCCGCATAACTGAGAATACATTTGATGTGGGGATATTCAGTATTTAATAATCTAAAGCTTTCAGCTATACAATAACTTTCTATATTTTTACCATAACCATCTGCAATCCACAGTCGTGTTAATTCTAACACATTGTTATTAGTAAGTAGTGAAGAGATACTGGTACTAGCATTTCTACCCACGGCGTTTCCATATACTAATACACCTATTAATCGTTCGTTAAAACCACCAAAGAATGTACTCTCTACATATTCTTTATAGTATACTCCATAAGCTACAGTACAAAGAGACCACTTGTGTGTATAATGATTCTTTTCAATAAGAGTTTTTGCAACATTCTTATTGATGCTTTTGATGTAAATTAATGTGGGGTCAAAATACTCCGACATTATTTCAGTATAACCATATAACTCTAACTGTCAAGATTTATATTATATAAAAAAGACCTTTGGAATTATATACTACAGTTCTAATTTTGGTAGCATTAATCTTATTGATACCAAGTCTATCTATTACTTGAAATGGATCAGGGTGATTATTTATAGGAGCTGCCATAACTCTATCCTTTATTTTGTATACATCCAAGTCTGTATTAACAATACTTGGATGATATTGTCTTACTAAAGGCATTGTTCTCATACTGGTTTATTTGTTGTTGGTTCTGCTTTCTTTACTCTACTAGATGGAAATGATTTGTTACCAAAATCACTACCGTGTAAACTATACAAATGCATAACTACACCGTGTTTTACAACCACATCCCCCAAGTCATTTACTAATACATATGGTGGTCTATCATATTTTAACATTACTGCTGAACTAACCAACAAATGATTGCTTTCACCTGCATCCATTACTCTTTGAGCATAGTTGATACCATCACCACTGATATTGAGATTGCCATTAATATCTTCCATTGGTATTACAGGTCCACAATGTACACCCATTCTCATTTGTAAATCCGGTCTATCCTTTACTGCTTTAGCTATAGTAACTGCACAATTCATTGCATCTTCCAAATAAGTAAAGAATCCCAATACCATACCGTCACCAGTAGGTAATATAATTAACTTTTCAAGCGCATTAGCTGTTTTGTATTGCATTGTAGACTTAACCAATGCACCCAAATCTTTACAAGCCTTCTTTTGTTCATCTGTTGTTTTCTTACTATAAGCAACAATATCCATAAAGAATATATAACCTTCTTGTTCTACGTCCAATTGCAATCTACCAGATTTGACTTCTACATCAACTTGTTCAACTTTCTTGACAACTTGTTTGACGGGTTTAACAACTTCTACCTTCTTTTCTTCTTTCTTTTCTACCACTGGAATATCTTTAAGTTTCAAGAAATCTTTCCAGTTAATTTTCTTAGCTGGTGCATCTTTTTTCTTTGGTTCTTTTGATGCTTGTTCTTCTTCGTGTTTCTTTATTGCAGCTTCTTCACGATTACGTTTTTCAACAAACAATGCAATTTGCTTTTTAACTTCATCTGTGATGTATATGTTTACATCTTTTCCACCACCACCAATATCGTGTTTCTTTTTTCTTTGAGCACCTTTGGATTGCAGATATGTTTGCATTTCTACATTACCCGTCTTAAATGCCAAATCCAACGGAGCAATTTCACCTTTGAAATCTGCACCGTTAACATTCGCACCCAAATGTACCAAAAATTCCACCATATCAACATCGTTAGCGTTAACGGCATAATGTAGTGGCATCCATCCATTCTTTTCATCTCTGCCATTGATTTTACCATCTTTATCAAAGAACGATTGTACACCTTCAAAATCTCCTGTTTCTGCGCAGAAATGAATACTAACACCTCCTGCGGATTTAGCACCGTACTTATTCAATAACTTAACAATGTCACCTCTATTGGTATTGGATAGTACGTCAATAGGATTATTTTTACCCAAGAAATCTTTCTTGTTAACATCAGCTCCTCTTACAATTAGATATTCAACCAAGTGTTTTTGTCCGTAATTTACTGCATAATGTAGTGCGGTCCAACCTTTGCCAGCGTCAACTTCATTGATATCAAATCCCTTGTCTAACATTTCTTCAATAGAAACGATATCACCATTTTTTGCGGCTAAATGGAAACTACTACCGCTACTGTATTTTGCACCTCTTTGTTGTAGTATTTCTGCGATATTTTTAAAACCTTTTTGTTCAGCTACATCCAGTGCTGTATTTTTACTGGTCCAATCTTTACAGTTGGGATCTGCACCGTGATTTAACAGTAGTTTTACGATTTCCACTTGATTTTCTTCTACAGCAACAACCAATGGTGGATTGCCTGTATCATCGTCTCTTTGATTGACATCTACTTTTTCTTTTTCGATACAGTTGTAGACGTTATCGTATAACCCACGTTTGATGTGGGTAAAAATGTTAATAGCCATAGTTTAATTAGTAAATTAGTCTTTTTTGAAACGGCTTAAATCCAATTGAGGTAGTGGTTTTTCTATGTTTAGACCAGCTAGTCTTTCATTTTGGATAACTAATTTACTTCCGCCTACAACCTTACCATCTACTACGTCATATATGAAAAATACAGTTTTTGTAAGTCCCACACGAACAATTCTGCCGGGTTTGCCATCAATATATACAACATCATCTTCTTTGTAATCGGACCCAATAAACATAAACAGTGCCGCGGCAAGTTTTTCAATGCTTGATTTAAACATTAGAATTACTAATCCCGCTACGAACATCCAGACATATTTGCCTGTCATATCTTGTGCGGTTGATTCTAGTACCTGTTGAGATATTACGTGTGCTGTATTTGTATCCATAATCGTCTTTAGTTTATTAACACATAACATTTGTTAACAATCCAAAACAATTATATAATAAATATAAATATTAATTTATTTAATCCACTTTTGTTCTTTTAGAATATCATCAATCAATTCTTTTTCGGAACTATCCATTTCTTTATCAAATCTTTTCAATACTTCAGTCAATGGATATACTCTATCAGGAGATTCTTTTTGTTTTTCTTTTAGTTCTTGAATTACATCAACTATTTTAACAAGTGGAGACTTGAATTCATCAACTTTGTCTTTTGAAGCGAAGTTAGCCAATTCAAATGCATGTGGAGTTAATGCTTTTACCAAACTTAGTAATCCAGAACCAATCATATTAAATATACTAAATGCTGCACCAGCTGCTGGATGTACTGTTGCTAATATTCTTAATATAACAAATACCACAACAAATATGATAATTGCGGTCATTGCACTAACAAAGAACTTTTTTAAACCCCAAAATACAGCATTAAGACCAAACATACCACTCATAGCATCCAAAGTAGCCTTGCTTTGATCAGCTTCTTTTGCAATTTCTTTTGCTTTATCAGTCATTTGCCATAATTCATCGTCATACTTTTCTTTCAAAGCAGACTTTTCTTTTTGCAATTTGTTTATGATTTCGTCACGTTGTGATAGTAATTGATCACCCTTTTTTCTTTCCTCAGCAACTTGACTGTTTAATAAATCAACGGTAGCTTTTATACGTTTAATTTCATCTATGTGTGGTGATCCAACTATAGAAATTACACGTTCATTGAGTGATTTAGCAGTATCTACTTGTACTGACGGGTTTGTTACTTGACTTAAAGAGTGTTGAATACCTATAGACAAAGACGATGCTTGTACACGTTTGCCTTTTTCTACTTTTTCCAACTCTACCATCGTATTATCTACTTTGGCTTCTTGTTTAGCAACAGCGTCTTGTGCAGTTGTAACTTGCTTCGCCGGTCTAACTTCAGACGAAATACAACCGGTTAGTATTAAAATTACGATGGTGTAAAACAGTTGTTTTTTAAAGTTCATATAATATAAATATTATTTTTTATAATAAAACTAATATTTATCAATATGATCAAACTTAATGACTTAATAGAGAACGATTCGTTGTGTCCGATGGCACATCCTAAGAACATAGAACCAGTGATGAGTTCTTATTTACGTTATCATATTGACAATAAAATTCCACTTAGCGAAAACATTTTTAGAACCTATAGTGAGTCTTATTTTGATTTAATCGAAGAAGTTCGTACTTTGTATTTTCAAAATTTAATAGAATTGTGTGACGCTGACGCTGAATTGGTTGAAAGTGATTTGGGTAAAAAGGCTATATTTGAAGGTAGAGAAGTGTATTTGGATGCGCCTATCGAAGACGAAGAAGATTTATTGATGGAACTTAAGCATAGAGGACGCACTGTTAATTTAAGTAGACCATTTAGAACACCCGGCGGTCCTAAAAAATATGCTGTATATGTTAAATCTAAGAATGGCAAAGTTAAAAAAGTAACATTTGGAGATCCAAATATGAGAAGCAGAGCTAGTAGCAAGGCTCGTCGTAAGAGTTTTGCAGCTAGACACAGATGTAGTCAAAAGAAAGATAGAACAACGGCTGGATATTGGAGTTGCAGAAGTCATAGAATGAAATCGTTGGGTAATAAAGGTAAAGGTAAATACTGGTAATGAGTCTACCGTTTATAGAAAACCCACTGGGTAACAGTCAGTATATAAGAGAATTTAGTTCCGATGTAGCTACTCACGAACTGGAATGGCATATAGATCGTGAAGACAGAACCGTTGAAGTTATAGAAAATAACAATTGGCACTTTCAATTAGATAATAATTTACCACAATTACTTAAAGAAACAATATTTATACCTAAAGAAACATACCACCGTGTAATAAAAGGCACAGGTAATCTAAAAGTAAGAATAACAAAACACATATGAAATTTATTGATTTATTAACAGAAGTTAAAATGTACGAAACACTTGGGTTACCTGATGACAGTATTATCCCACTAGATACGTTTGTATGTGAATGTAAAAATTGCGTAAATCAATCTCTATATGAAGCTATAAATGATACCGATAACAATTTAAAGATATGTTTGACTGAAGCGAACAAAAAGGAGCCTATTAGTTTTGAGTTGGCCGAATTAATGAAGAATATTGCCCGAGACACTCAAGGAAGATTAAAACTGTTGAGTGTATTAAACGATCCAAAAACACTGAAGTCTTTCTTAGATGACAAAGGATATTTGACTGCAATTTTATATTTGGCTCCCTCTGATTCATCAGGTCACGAAGTGTGTCCAAAGAAAAGTCCGGAATGTAACGCTGGTTGTTTGAATTTTGCTGGTAACCCTGCATATCTAAAAGCAAAATTAGCAGCAAGAGCTAGAAAAACTCGTTGGTTGTTTGGTGACAAATTGACATCTGATGAGATGAAAAATATTCCTACAGATCCAAAAATTATAGATAGATTTTATGGCAAAGGTAGACCCGGACCCGAAGGTAAACGTGGTAGAATATTGAATCCAATGCGTCCTGAAGACTTCATTGAAAGATTGCAAATTGAAATGGAGTTTTTGAAAAAAGTGGCTGCTAAATACAATTTAAAGTTATCGGTTAGATTAAACGGTACGAGCGATCTTGATTTTCATAAAAAATTGGAAAGTTGGAAATCTGCAAATCCAGATGTTAAATTTTATGACTATACAGCCGTGTTTAAATGGGCAATGCAAAGTCTTGAAGATCCTTCAAAACCACATATGACTTTTTCAAGAAAAGAAACTTTACAAAACAATATAGAATGTGAAAAATATTTGAAGGCTGGTGGTAATATTTCCGCAATATTTGATGAATTACCAGAATATTATCGTGGTTATAAAGTAATTGATGCAGATAGAACCGATTTGAGATTTTTAGACGATAGTGATCGACCAATTGATCCTGATACAGGTAAACCCGTGGGTGTAATCGCCGGATTAAAGATGAAGGGATTTAGATTAAAAGACGCATTTGCCTTGGGTATAATACAAAATAAGGGACCAGAAGATACATTCGTAATAAGAACCAAGGAATTGAGGAAAAGATTTGGAGATAAGTATTTTACACAAAAAATTCATTGGGGTGATCGCGCACCAACAGAGCCAAACAATATTACTGCTAAACAGATCTATAAAGATAAAATCAAGAATTATTTAAATAAAATATCAAGTAAATTGAAAGGTACAGCTGATAAAACGGATGAAAAAATATGATATGTGAATTAACAAATTATAAACTGTATATTTTTGTTGTTTAGATATTTATAATTAATGAGTGCTAATTTAGATCAAGATAGGGTAAGATGGCCTGGGAGTGGTAGTAGTGTTACTCAAAACACTGTGCCATTTGGTTATTACTTAAGCGAAAGTTGTAACACAGGATCTGGCGAAACTACTTTTGAAAATGATTGTAGTAGTAGTGCTATGTGGGCAGCAAAACGTTTGGGTTATCCTATTGTCGATATTGAAATGATCGATGTTAATTTTTATGCCTGTTTTGAAGAATCTGTATTGGAATATAACCGTGTAGTTAACGAATTCAACATCGTTAATAATATGGTAAATTTACAAGGATTACCACAAAACCAATACAAAAATTTAACAGGTCTAGGAGTAAAAAGTACAGGATTGCCTTTTATAATTCAATTGAGCAAACAATATGGTGCAGAAGCACTTGTTGGTGGCGAATATGAAGTTAAACGCAATTATATTACTGTCAGTGGCAGTGTTAATCCAAGCAGCACACAACAAGTTTATGACTTAAATCAATTGATTGGTAAAGATATTGAACACTTGACAGGCTCTCGTATCGAAGTTAAACGTGTATTTCACCAAAGACCGCCAGCAATTGCTCGTATTTATGATCCGTTTAGTATGACTGGTATGAGTTATAGTAACGTACTAACAGAAATGGGATTTAGCGCATACAGTCCTGCTACACAATTCTTAATGACTCCGATCTTTGAAGACTTGGAACGTGTACAAGCTATTGAGTTTAATGATATGGTTCGTAAAAGCGCATATAGTTTTGAAATTCTAGGTAATAATAAGTTGAGAATATTTCCAATTCCAACCGACAATTTCAAAGTTTATATAGATTATATAGTTGAAAGTGAACGTGATATTACCAACTTTTATAGTGGATCTCGTTATGAATACATTAGCGATCCAAGTGATATACCATACGAATACTGTACATATTGTAAGATAAATCAACCAGGCAAACAGTGGATCAAGAAATATTTCTTGGCTTTGTGCAAAGAAACATTGGGACGTATATTACAAAAATATAGTACAGTACCAATTCCAGGTGGCGAAGTAACTCTTGACGGTGCGGAGTTACGTTCTGAAGCCAAGGAGGAAAAAGACACATTGCTTGATAAATTGAGAGATATGTTGGAAAAAACCTTGCGAGTCAATCAATTGGAAAATAAAGGTAAGGAAAGCGAAGAAATGAATAAGATGCTTTCCAGAGTACCACTACACATTTATATAGGATAATTTATGGCAGCACCTGTATCACCACAATACCCTAAACAAAATCCAGCTTTTAAGCAATACTGGACATCTACACGTAAAGATGTGGGTATTTATAACAATAATTATTCTCCCGGTAGATACTTTTCTCCAAGAGATATAAATTTTTTGGGAAGTGTTAATTCTGAATTAATCGGTGATATAATCGAATGCGTTGTACAAGTATTTAAAATTGCAGCTTATGAAACCAATACCAATATCTACGGTGAAAGCAGTAGTGACAAGGGTAAGGTTTTTTACTCTGGTATAGACTTGAGTTGTTTGGTGCAACGTGAAGACATTAACACAGAAAATCAAGGATATGGACCTGATAGAAAACAAGATATTGTTTACAGATTTAGAGAACGTGATTGTATTACCACGAACTATTTCCCAGAAATTGGCGATTTGGTGCTTTACAATGAACGTTATTATGAAATTGATAACGTAGTTCAAGAACAATTCTTGGGTGGTCATCCTGATAAGTCTTGGAGTTTGATTGTTAATACTCATTACACAAGACTAAGCAAAATTAACCTAGTAGAAAGACAAACATAATTTATGTCTTGGGGTCCAAATACTAATACAAATCCGCCACCAAATCCTATTGAAAACGCATCTGCGCAATCAGATGTTAAAAAGTTCTATAATAGAGCCAACGCAACTCGTCGTGATACAGATAAACAAAAGAATTTTACTGTAACGTTATTGGACGTTGATACAGCTATTATCAACACATTAGATAGTACTTTAAGACTACAAGTAAACGATAATGGTGAAGTTGTCAAGGTGCCAATTATATATGGCAATCCAGAAAGATGGTTTGCTATGAAAAAGTTTGGTCATATCAGAGACAATCAAGGCAAAATATTGTTGCCAGCTGTTATGATTCGTAGAAAAAGTGTAGAAAATAACAAAGATCTTGCAACATTTAATCGTTATTTGAGTTATGAAACCATAATGAATTATAGCGAGAAAAACAAATATGACAGATTTGATTTGATGAACAAAGGTGCGTTTGCAAGCAAGCCAACCAAACAAATTTACAGTGTAAGTTTACCAGTTCAAGTAAATATTACATACGAATGTATCATTTGGACTGATTATGTAGATCAAAACAATAAGCTGTTGGAACAAATCAATTATGCAGCTAAAGATTACTGGGGAGACGCAGAAAGATTTAAGTTCAGAGCCAGAATAGACAGTTATAGCATCGAACAAGAAATCAATGAAGGTGAAGATCGTAATATCAAAACATCATTTGATATAAATGTCAATGCATATTTGTTAAATGAAAATTACATAACAAATTTAGACGGGGTAAAAAATACCACTCAAAAGCTATTTACAGTAAGAAAAGTAATGTTGCAAGAAAATGCAATTGCTAGTGCAGGTGAAATGGAAAACATTTCAAACAATATTATTAAGAATAGCAACAATTTAAAAGATAGTCCATTGGATTACACAGATGTAACAGGTCAAGGTACAATGGCACTAAACGTAAATAAAGTAACAAATTTAGACGGATATAATAAAATACAACCCAGTTTTGAAGGTGTTACCAAAACACCATTTCATCCAGCTCCAAAATCTATCACCGATTATGGAGAAAATGGTTGGTTAGCATATGATTCTAAATATATCTATGTTTATCAATATCCAGCGGGGTGGTTAAAAAGAGAAATTGCTACATTTGATTATGACTATAATAGTCAAACCTATATCAGTGGATACGATTGCAATGGCAATCCTATTTACACAACTGCAAATAAAAGACCAATAAATACCGCTTTTAGAGTATTTCAAAGATTTCCTGACAAATTCTATCATCAAGTACCATATCAATCATCAGATTATGGTGAAGATGGTTGGGTAAGCTACGACGGTAATTATTTTTATATATACAGCGCAGGACAGTGGAGAAGAATACCAATTTCTCTATTTAATTAAATATAATTAATATTTATGTTTTTAACACTTACACGGTGTTACTTAACCGTATCGTTATATTTATAAGAAATGTCAACATTAAAGAAAGATCCATGCGAGGTTTCTCCAATAAAATTGGATAATGCTCTGTATGATTATAAAAAATTAACAGCGACTTTTAAAGATCCTACCACAGAGCTGTTTCTTAAAATAATCGACGAATTACGTAAAATTATTTATTGTCGAACCAGTTCTCAGTTTTTCAACAATGTTGCTACTAAACAAATACCATGCGATCAAAAATCAAAAACTTGGGTATTTGATCATAATTTAAACTCAGATCTAGTATTAATTCAAACATACGACGAGAATTTCAATCAATTAATACCAGAAACAATAGTACTCAATAATGATAATACCGCAACCATAACTTTTTCGTTTGATGCATGCGGATACATCATAGGTGTAAGCGGTAATATCAGCACCAGTGGTACTTCAGGCACAGGCACCAGTGGTAGTAGTGGTAGTAGCGGAGAAAAAGGATCAGCTGGATCAAGCGGAACAAGCAATACAAGCGGCACAAGCGGTACAAGCACATCTTCAGGTACCAGTGGTAGTCAAGGCACAAGCGGTACAAATGGTGAGGGTGGTAGTAGCGGTCAAAGTGGCGATATAGGAACCAGTGGAACTAGTGGAGAAAATGGAAGCAGTGGTACAAGCGGTAGTAGTGGTTTATTAGATGGATCAAGCGGATCAAGTGGTACAAGTACTACAAGCGGTACAACCGGCACAAGTGGCACAAGAGGATCAAGCGGTAGATCAGGCACCAGTGGAAGCAGCGGAACAAGTGGTAGTAGCGGAACAAGTGGTACTAGTGGTACAAGTGGTACCAGTGGTACAAGTGGCACAAACGGTACTAGTGGTAGCAGTGGCACCAGTGGTACAAGCGGATCTAGTGGCACAAGTGGTACAAATGGATCAAGTGGTACAAGTGGTAGCAGCGGATCAAGTGGTACAAGTGGATCAAGTGGTACAAGTGGTACAAGCGGATCTAGTGGCACCAGTGGTACTAGTGGTACGAGTGGTACCAGTGGGTCAAGTGGATCGAGCGGATCTAGTGGCACAAGTGGCACATCTGGTATAAGTGGAAGCAGTGGTTCAAACGGCACAAGCGGCACAAATGGCACCAGTGGCACAAGTGGTACTAGTGGAACAAGTGGTACAAGTGGTACAAGCGGTACAAGTGGATCATCTGGTAATAGTGGATCATCCGGTAGTAATGGGACAAATGGCACCAGTGGTACAAGCGGCACAAGTGGTACAAGCGGTACTAGTGGTACAAGCGGAACAAGTGGTACAAGTGGTACAAGCGGTACAAGCGGTACTAGTGGATCAAGTGGATCAAGTGGGTCAAGTGGATCAAATGGTACAAACGGCACTAATGGTACAAATGGCACTAGTGGTACAAGCGGCACTAGCGGTACAAGTGGTACCAGTGGTACAAGTGGATCAAGTGGGTCAAGTGGGTCAAGTGGGTCAAGTGGATCAAGTGGATCTAATGGAACAAATGGTACCAGTGGTACAAATGGTACCAGTGGTACTAGCGGAACAAGTGGTACAAGCGGTACTAGCGGATCAAGTGGTTCAAGTGGTTCAAGTGGGTTAAGTGGTTCAAGTGGTTCATCTGGTACTAGCGGATCGTCTGGCAGTAGCGGAACAAGTGGATCTAATGGCACAAACGGCACAAGTGGTACTAGCGGCACAAGTGGTACTAGCGGCACAAGTGGTACTAGCGGCACAAGTGGATCAAGTGGATCAAGTGGTACTAGTGGATCAAATGGTACAAGCGGATCTAACGGCACAAATGGCACAAGTGGATCAAATGGTACAAGTGGAACGAGTGGTACAAGCGGTACAAGTGGTAGTAGTGGAACAAGTGGTACAAGTGGTAGTAGTGGAACAAGTGGATCAAATGGCACAAGTGGTACTAGCGGATCAAACGGCACAAGTGGATCTAATGGCACAAGTGGTACTAGTGGTACAAGCGGTACTAGTGGTACAAGCGGTACTAGTGGATCGAGTGGATCAAGTGGATCAAGTGGATTAAGCGGTTCAAGTGGATCATCTGGTACTAGCGGATCAAGTGGATCATCTGGTACCAGCGGATCCAATGGAACGAATGGAACAAGTGGATCGTCCGGTACTAGCGGATCAAGTGGATCGTCTGGTACTAGCGGATCAAGTGGATCATCCGGTACAAGTGGATCTAATGGAACAAGTGGTACTAGCGGATCTAACGGTACCAGTGGTAGCAGTGGCACAAGTGGTACAAGCGGATCAAGTGGTACTAGCGGTACAAGTGGATCAAGTGGATCAAGTGGTTCAAGTGGTTCAAGCGGATCAAGTGGCAGTAGTGGTACTAGTGGATCAAACGGTACTAGTGGTACAAGCGGTACAAACGGTACTAGTGGTTCAAGTGGTTCAAGTGGATTAAGTGGATCAAGTGGATCATCTGGTACAAGCGGATCAAGCGGTAGTAGTGGATCATCTGGTACAAGCGGATCTAATGGTACAAGCGGTAGTAGTGGATCAAATGGTACCAGTGGCACAAGTGGCACAAGTGGTACAAGTGGATCTAATGGTACAAGCGGTAGTAGTGGCACAAGCGGTAGTAGTGGATCATCTGGAACAAGTGGATCTAATGGCACAAGCGGTACAAGTGGTAGCAGTGGATCTTCTGGTATAAGTGGTAGTAGTGGAACGAGTGGCACAAGCGGTAGTAGTGGAACAAGTGGTAGTAGTGGATCAAATGGCACAAGCGGATCAAATGGTACTAATGGTACTAACGGTACTAACGGTACAAGTGGTACATCTGGTAGTAGTGGAACAAGTGGTACTAGTGGAACAAGTGGATCATCTGGAACAAGCGGATCTAATGGTACAAGTGGAACAAGTGGGTCAAACGGTACAAGCGGTAGTAGTGGAACAAGCGGTACTAGTGGTACTAGTGGCACAAGTGGTACTAGTGGCACAAGTGGTACTAGTGGATCATCTGGTATAAGTGGAACAAGCGGATCAAACGGCACAAGTGGTACAAGCGGATCAAACGGCACAAGTGGTACAAGCGGTACTAGTGGCACAAGTGGTACAAGCGGTACTAGTGGCACAAGCGGTACAAGTGGTAGTAGTGGATCAAGTGGTACTAGTGGATCAAATGGCACAAGCGGCACAAGCGGCACTAGTGGTACTAGTGGTACGAGCGGATCTAATGGCACAAGCGGTACTAGTGGAACAAGTGGATCTAATGGCACAAGTGGTACAAGCGGCACAAGTGGTACAAGTGGGTCAAGTGGATCAAATGGTACAAGTGGGTCAAGTGGATCAAGCGGTACAAGTGGGTCAAATGGATCAAGCGGTACAAGTGGATCTAATGGCACAAGTGGCACAAGTGGTAGTAGTGGATCTTCTGGTATAAGTGGCAGCAGTGGTACAAATGGAACAAGCGGCACCAGTGGCGTAAGTGAATCAAGTGGATCAAGTGGAAGCAGTGGTACTAGTGGCACAAGTGGATCCAACGGTACAAGTGGCAGTAGTGGTACAAGTGGTACAAGTGGTAGTAGTGGTACAAGTGGATCAAATGGAAGCAGTGGCACAAGTGGAAGCAGTGGTACTAGTGGCACAAGTGGATCTAACGGTACAAGTGGTACTAGTGGTACTAGTGGTACTAGTGGTACAAGCGGTACTAGTGGTAGTAGCGGATCGTCTGGTATAAGTGGGTCAAGTGGATCAAGTGGCACAAGTGGTACAAGCGGATCGAACGGCACCAGTGGGTCAAGTGGATCAAGTGGATCAAGTGGCACAAGCGGATCAAGTGGATCAAGTGGTACAAGCGGATCTAACGGTACAAGCGGATCTAACGGTACAAGTGGCACAAGTGGATCCAACGGTACAAGTGGTAGTAGCGGATCGTCTGGTATAAGTGGTAGCAGTGGAACAAACGGCACCAGTGGTACAAGTGGCACAAGTGGTATAAGCGGATCAAACGGTACAAGTGGTAGTAGCGGATCGTCTGGTACTAGCGGATCAAGTGGATCTAACGGTACAAGTGGTACAAATGGTACTAGTGGCACAAGCGGTACAAGTGGATCTAATGGTACCAGTGGTAGCAGTGGCACAAGTGGTACAAGCGGATCAAGTGGTACTAGTGGCACAAGCGGAACAAGTGGAACAAGCGGCAGTAATGGATCAAGTGGCACAAGTGGTATAAGTGGGTCAAATGGTACTAGTGGCACAAGCGGTACTAGTGGTAGTAGCGGATCGTCTGGTGTAAGTGGATCAAGTGGATCAAGTGGGTCAAGTGGGTCAAGTGGATCAAGTGGGTCAAGTGGATCAAGTGGTACAAGTGGATCAAGTGGGTCAAATGGTACTAGTGGCACAAGCGGAACAAGTGGATCAAGTGGGAGCAGTGGTACCAGTGGCACTAGTGGTACGAGTGGATCAAATGGTACCAGTGGAACGAGTGGAACAAGTGGTATAAGTGGGTCAAATGGTACAAATGGTACTAGTGGCACAAGTGGAACAAGTGGATCAAGTGGTAGCAGTGGTACTAATGGTACTAGTGGTACAAGTGGTATAAGCGGATCAAATGGCACCAGTGGAACAAGCGGAACAAGTGGTACCAGTGGTACTAGTGGTAGCAGTGGTACAAGCGGATTTAGTCGTGATAGTGGTAGCAGTGGTAATAGTGCCACAAGTGGTAGTAGTGGTACAAGTGGTAGTAGCGGTACAAGTGGAACAAGTGGTAGCAGTGGTCAAAACGGAACAAGCGGAACAAATGGAACGAGTGGCACTAGCGGAACAAGTGGAACTAGTGGTAGCAGTGGTAGCAGTGGTATTAGTGGTAGCAGTGGTAGAAATGGAACCAGTGGTACAAGTGGCACAAGCGGAACAAGCGGAACAAGTGGTACTAGTGGTAGCAGTGGTACAAGCGGATTTAGTCGTGATAGTGGTAGCAGCGGTAATAGTGCCACAAGTGGTAGTAGTGGTACAAGTGGTAGTAGCGGTACAAGTGGAACAAGTGGTAGCAGCGGTCAAAACGGAACAAGCGGTACTAGTGGCACAAGCGGAACCAGTGGTAGTAGTGGTAGTAGTGGTAGCAGTGGTACAAGTGGTACAAGTGGTACGAGTGGTCGAAATGGAACCAGTGGTACAAGTGGTACAAGCGGAACCAGTGGTACAAGTGGAAGTAGTGGTACAAGCGGATTTAGTCGTGATAGTGGTAGCAGCGGTAATAGTGCCACAAGTGGTAGTAGTGGTACAAGTGGTAGTAGTGGAACGAGCGGCACAAGTGGTAGTAGCGGTCAAAACGGAACAAGTGGAACAAACGGAACAAGTGGCACAAGTGGAACGAGCGGAACAAGTGGTAGCAGTGGCACAAGTGGTCGAAATGGAACCAGTGGAACAAGTGGTAGCAGTGGTACGAGTGGCACAAGCGGAACGAGTGGTAGTAGTGGTACTGTTGGTACAAGTGGAACAAGTGGTGTAAGTGCTGGTGGAGGTGCTAGTGCTAGTAGTGGAAGTAGTGGTATAAGTGGAACTAGTGGTAGCAGTGGTACGAGTGGCACTAGTGGTATTAGTGCTCCTAGTGGTACCAGTGGAATTAGTGGTGGTAGTTTTACTGATCAGCCTAATTATTTGGTAAAAACTACTGGTCTTACTACGTTACAGAGTGTTAATTTTTTAAGTGTGGATGGTACTACATTAACAGTTGTTGGAACTGTTAGTGCTACTACATTGATAGAAACGTCTAGTGAAAATACTAAAACGGATATTATGCCTTTATTGCCGCCGCAATTGGACAAGATTGTGTTATTGAATCCGGTGACATTTAGGTATAAGAACAACAATGAATTTAGTATTGGTTTGATAGCTGAAGAGGTTGTGAAGATATATCCTGAATTTGTTAGTTATGATGAGTTGGGTAATATATCTGGTATAAATTATAGTAAATTGACAGCTGTATTGATACAGGGTGTTAAAGAATTGAAGCAGATAGTTGATGAACAACAAATAACAATAAATCGATTGATAAATAAATAATTATATTATATGGCAATATTACAAGGTGCTCGAATTACAGGATCAATTATAGCTACAACTTTTATTAAAGCTAGTGGTTTCAGTGGCAGTTTAACTGCTTCTAGATTGTATGTACAAGGATCGGTTGGTATAGGCACAACAAGTCCTGTTTATAAATTGGATGTAGTTGGTTCTGTGTATAGTTCTAATTATTTTTCAGTATTAACCGCAGCAACATATGGTCCAAGTGATAATAGTGCGGCAATGCAAGTGTTTGGATCAACTGGTTCAGGTGGATTAACAAATACTATAAAGTTTGTTACAGTTGGTAGTGAAAGAGTTCGTATTGACAACAATGGTAATGTTGGTATAGGTACAACAAGTCCTACGGGAACTTATGGAAAGTTAAGTGTAGCAGGCGGTATTCGTATATTAGATGATAATAATGCAAAATTAGAAATTGGTAGATATTCAAGTGGTGCATCCAATTCTTATATTAAACTGGGTTCAAATTCTAATAGTTTAAGAATTACTAATAATACTGATGCGGCTGATATCTTTACTATAGAAAATGGTGGTAATGTTGGTATAGGTACAACAAGTCCTAATTATTTAACGGATATACAATCAACAACAAGTCCACAAACTTTAAATTTAAAATTAAATAAAACATCTACAACAAATGACTACGCAGAAATTGCATTTCAATTATGGAGTGGCGCCGGTTCAGGAGCAAATACATTTGGCGGATCAGGAACTTCTAGACCAAGCGTGGTTTTAAGAGCATTAAATGAAAATGGAGGTACCGCTGCAGGTGCTTTTATAGTGGGAACATTTACAGGCGGATCAGATAATTCAACACTGACAGAAAAATTTAGAATTACATCAGTCGGTAACGTAGGTATAGGTACAACAAGTCCAAGTCAATTATTAGAAGTAGCTGGGTCTAGCCCAATAATTAGAGTATTGGCCACATCAGGTAATTCTACATTAAGATTAACTGATAATGGTGTAAGAAATTGGGATCTAAAAGTTGTAGATACTTCAGATTATTTTGAAGTAGGTGGTACATCCGCAACTTCATTGGTTGTAACAGGAGCAGGTAATGTTGGTATAGGTACAACAAGTCCTGTATTTTCATTGGATGTGACAGGTGGTGTTGGATTAAATACATCTGGAACTGGAGTATCCGTAACAATTGGTGCAAATAATACATCTGATAGATATTTACGCATTAGAAATTCAAATGGTAATTTTGAAATTGGAAGTGCTGGAAATCAACATTATTTATATGGTGTTGGTGCTAGTAATTTCTTTACTATCTACACAAATTCATCCGAACGATTCAGAATTGCAGCCGATGGTAATGTTGGTATAGGTACAACAAGTCCATCACAAAAATTAACTATAAATAATGGTTCTTCAACAGGAGCCGGTGCAGTATATCCAATTAGATTATCTGGAGGAACAATGACTAGTGTTGGTGACTCTACTGGTTTATTGTTTATACAAAGAGATGCAAATGATGATTACGGTGCTTATATAAGACTATATACTACTCAAGCCAATCCTCAATATTTAAATCCAAGACTTGAATTTGGTGTACAAACTACAGATACAAATGTACTTGGTAGTGTTGTTACTAGAATGGTAATAACAGGAGATGGCGATGTGGGTATTGGTACAACATCACCAACTGCACAATCAAACTATAGATTTTTACAAGTTAACGGCACCAATTCGGCGGTTATTGAAACGATGGTTGGTGGTTCAAGAATTGGTGGATTTGATTCAAGTGCATCAGCTTTGTATGTAGGTTCAATTGGTAGTTATCCTGTTGTATTCAGAACGGCAGTTGATGAAAAAATGCGTATAGCTACAGATGGTAATGTGGGTATAGGCACAAGTACTCCTGCTTATAAATTGGATGTGGTTGGTTCTATAAATACAAGCAACTTCATGTTTGTTTCATATCCATATGGCAACGCATTTCCATTACAATTAACCGCCAATAACTTTCTAAAAGCTGATAACTATTATTATGGAATGTCAATTAATACAGGAGATGTAAATTATATTTCTGGTAAGTTCCTAATTAATGGTGGTACATATAAGAGAGTAGAACTATATGGATACGAAAATAGTGTTGGATATATACCAACCATAATTCCAGGTGGATGTGTTGGTATTGGTACGATAATTACAAATTCAGGTTTACAAATACAAACAGAAGGAACAAATACTACGTCTGGTTCATTCTTGTTTGTAAGATCTACAAATTCAAGTTTTGGTGGTGGGGCAATTGGTGTTGGATATGATTATGCAGCTGCAGTTGGAGCTAATTTCTATCCATTTAGAATTAGAGCTGGTAGTACCAACACTATATTATTGATAAATAGTGCGGGTGTAGTTTATGCGGGTGATACTACAGGAGCAGTTGCTTATGGTAATCATGACCCATATTATGCTTTTAATCAAGATACCAATACTGGTATGGATTGGGCAGCCGCTGATACACTAACATTTAAAACAGGTGGTAGTGAAAGAATGCGTATTGCTTCTAATGGCAGTGTTGGCATAGGTACAACAAGTCCTAATTATACACTTCAAGTTAACGGAACTTTTTACGTAAACAGCACAACATATATGAATGGATCTTTGACAGTTGAAGATTCATTCATAATAGATGGTAGGTTGGCAGGTAGTTTTGGTACGGGTTCTATACTAATGAAGAGTGGAAATTCTTCTGGTACTTGGAATCAATTTAATATATTTTACTATAAAAACTCAAGTATCGATAGACTCGGTTTTGTTGATGGTGGTTCTGTAGAAATATTAACTCTAAAAAATGGTGGTAATGTTGGTATAGGCACAACGAGTCCTGTTAATAAATTGCATATAAGTGGATCTTCTACAAATTTACCACTTAAATTGGAAGGATTGACAAGTAACGCAACTGGATATTTTCTAACAGTTGATAATACAACCGGCGTTGTATACAAATCTACCGGTGGTGCTAATGGAACAAGTGGCACCAGTGGCGCAAATGGCAGTCCAGGTGGTGCGGGTAGCAGTGGTACCAATGGAACGAGTGGCACCAGTGGCGCAAATGGTAATCCAGGTACCAGTGGCACTAGTGGCGCAAATGGTAATGCTGGGTCTAGTGGTATTACTGGTACCAGTGGTACTAGCGGTGTCACAAATATAAAAGCATGGATTCACTTTAATGGAACAGGCACACCATCATCTAACGCGTCTAATAACGTATCATCCATAACTGATAATGGTACCGGCGATTATACAATTAACTTTACCACTGCATTTTCTAATGCAAATTATGTGGTAGCTGGTACAGCAACTTATCAATATGAAAATCCCGGTCAATCTATAAATAATATGTTTATTGCAGTACCAAGAAGACCTACAGCACAATTAGCTGGTAGTTGTAGAATTTCTACGCCTGGTTCTGATAACGTATTATACGATTGCGATTATGTTAGAGTATTATTTTCAAATTAAATTTAATATAACACTTGACTTTTGCTTTTATATAAAGTATAAGCTAAAGCTAGCGCTTAGTTAACTAAATGGTTAAGTTAATTATTAAATAATAATACTAAAATATTGATAGTTAAATTAACTGTAAGCGCATAATATGCTACTATTTATTATAAATGATTACTAATAAACATAAAATATATTTGGATATGGATGGTGTGATAAGTGATTGGGAATTGCAATTCAAGCGATATAGTGGTGGTGTACCTGTTGAAACTTATGATGCTGAACACGGTAAAAAGAATAGATTTAAGTTTGTAGATAAGAATTGTCCTGAATACTATTCTAGTATGCCTTGGATGAAAGATGGCAGATTGCTTTATAATTTTGTATCAAATTTGCCTGTAGAGATATTGAGTCATGCGCCTACCAATTTGGCATATGTTGGTAAAAAGCAGTGGTTAGCCAATAACAATATTGATATTAAAGCTAATTTGGTACCGCATAGAAATTTAAAAGCAAAGTTTGCAACTCCTGATAGTATTTTGATAGATGACCGTGAAGATAATGTAAATGATTTTATCAAAGCTGGTGGTAAAGCAATATTGCATAAAAGCGCAATAGATACAATTAATAAACTAAAAGAAATGTTGGGTATCAAAGAATCTCATAGAATTTATAATAGCATTTTAAATCCTGAGATATGGGCTACTGAAAATGCTATTAAACCTGATGTATTAAACAAGTTATTAACTATTGCAAATACTTTTTACAAAGATACTGATTTGAATGTACCTCTTGAAAATATATACTTTCTTGGTAGTACTGCCGGATATAATTGGACACCAACAAGTGATATTGACTTACATTTGGTTGTAGATTTTTCCAAAATTGATCCAAATGAAGAACTGGTTAAGAATTATGTGGATGGCTTAAAAAGCAAATGGAATGAAAACCACAACATTAGAATTGGCAATCATCCAGTGGAAGTTTACATTCAAGATATTAAAGAGGTCAATAGAAGTCAAGCTGTATATAGTTTGATGAAAAATGAATGGGTAAAAAAGCCAAAAATAGAAGACATTCAGATTGATAAAGATGCTATTACAAAGAAATACAAACAATATGTTTCGTTTATTTCCACAGCTATAAAAGAACAAAATTTAGATAAATTAAAGCGTTTAGTTAAACGTTTGTATGAAATGAGAGAAGCTGGATTAAGTAAGAGCGGCGAGTATAGTACAGAAAATTTGGTGTTTAAACTTTTAAGATCCACAGGTTACGTCAATCAACTAAAAAATGCTATCACAAATATTACAGATAAAAATTTGAGTAAATGATAAAAAACTTTATATAAAACTAAATCGTTTAATATTTATATTCAAGAACAATAAGGTAAAAATATGGCAGAACTACTAAATCCAAGTGAAATATTCGCTACGGCATTCGAACCAAAAGTAAAGAATCGTTTTATTCTTTATGTTGATGGTATTCCATCATTCATCATCAAAAAGGTCAATCGTCCTAAACTAACACAAGCCAAGAAGGAACTTGACCATATTAACGTAAAAACCTACTACAAGGGTAAAAGTGTATGGGATGAAATCAGTATGGAACTTTATGATCCAATTGTACCATCCGGTGCTCAAGCAGTAATGGAATGGGTACGTTTGCACCACGAATCAGTTACTGGTCGTGATGGTTACCAAGACTTCTATAAGAAGGATCTAACAATTAACGTCTTGGGTCCAGTAGGTGACAAAGTAGAAGAATGGAAGTTGGTAGGTTCATTTATCGTAAGCGCTGATTTCCAAGAAATGGATTGGAGCGATGACGGTGCTGCTCAGATGATCAGTTTATCTGTAGCATACGATTACGCAATTCTCCAATATTAATATTTATTGTATCAAAAAGAACCCCACATTTATTTGTGGGGTTTTCTATTTATTACTATATGCAAATGGGCAAGAAAATATTCGTAATTTATCCTGGTAGATTTCATCCCTTTCACAAAGGTCACAAAAGTGTATACAACTACCTAACCACTAAATTTGGTGGTAATGATGTATACATAACAACCACAGGTGTTACAAAATTGCCAAAATCACCATTTACTTTCAATGAAAAAATGCAAATGATGATTACCACAGGTATACCGGCAAACAAAATACTAAACGTCAAAAACAACTACAACTTGAAAAGTGTAGCTAATCAAATACCAATCAATATAGAACGTGATATTATTATTTTTGCAGTTAGTGAAAAGGATATGATTGAAGATCCAAGATTCAAAAACTTTGTAAAAAAAGATGGATCTCCTTCTTATTTACAGCCATTGCCAAAAAATCAATCCAAATTAGACCCAGCCATAAAACACGGATACTTGATAACAGTACCAACTGTAGATTTTACAGTACTAGGGTTACCGGCTAGAAGTGCAAGTCAATTAAGATCTCAATATGCTACATTAACCCCAGAACAACAAAAGGCTTTTATTATCGATTTGTTTGGTAATTACAATACAAATGTTCATAATATATTAAACAATAAATTGGGTAAAATTACTGGTAAATTAACCGAAAAACAAAAGAAGTTATTAAAGAAATTGATTGTGGGTATAATGAAAGAAGACGAAGCTAAAATAAATTCTGCAAGAAAAAAGTATAATCAAGCTGGATTGGTTCTTCGTACCGTTGAACTTGATGCGGCACAACAAGAACTTACAAAAGCAAATGACGATTTAAAAGCTGCAACTACCCCCGAAGAAAAAGCTGCGGCTGAACTACGTGTAAAAAACAAAAAAGATGCAGTAGACAGTAAAACAGCCGCTCGTGATGCTGCTCAACATCAATTAAATACCTAAATATAATAACATAAAAGTTATATAAAGTTCTATATATTGTTATAAAGTTATGAGTGACGAAATTATAATTCAAAAATTAAAGCAACAACATTCAACTGCATCAACAACAGCTGCACCTACAAGTTATCCTGCGGAAACAATAGAATTGCCATCTAAAGGATATTTCTATGATGAGTCTAGTCCACTAAGCAAAGGTAGTGTGGAATTAAAGATGATGACTGCTAGAGAAGAAGACATTTTAACCAATGAAAACTTCATCAAAAACGGTACTGTATTGGATAAATTGCTTGAATCTTTAATTGTTACGCCCGGCGTAAGAACACAAGATTTGTTGATGGTAGACAAAAATGCACTGTTTGTTGCTGCTAGACGTTTGGCATATGGTGACAAATACGGGCCTGTAAAAATTGAGTGCAAAAAATGTAATACCGAAAACAAAACATATATTGATTTAAGTACATTAAATGAAAAAGAAGTGGACTTCAATAAGTTTCAGAAGGGTAGTAATGAATTTGAATTTGAGTTTCCATATTGTAAACGTAGAATAACATTTAAACTTGTTACATCTGGTGATCAAGAAAGCATTGATCGTGATATTAAAGCGATGACCAAGATCAAAAAACAAGCCAGTACAGAAGTAACTACCAGACTTAAAAAGCTGATTGTAAGTATAGATGGAAAACCAGATATTGCATCTATCAATAAATTTGTTGACAATGAGTTGTTGTCAAAAGACAGTATGGCACTAAGAGCTTATATTAAAACAATTGCGCCTGAATTGGATATGGGTTTTGACTTTGTATGTGAACACTGTGGTGAGGTGGAAAGGATGGATGTACCGATGACGGTACAGTTTTTTTGGCCTGAGTCCTGAATATAAGTTACAAGTTCACGGTCAAATATTTGAATTGAGTTATTTCTCGCAAGGAGCGGTAAATGTACAAATTGCGTATAATTTACCTGTATTTTTACGTAATTTTTACTATGCTCAATTAGCAAATATAAAGAATAAAGAAAGTGATAGTTACAAAGAACCTGCTAAAAAGTCAGGTAAAGTAGATAAGCCTTTTTAGTGTAAAATAATATAGTTGTCATATTTATATATTATATGGCAGCACAACCATTTGATAAAGCAACAGCGGATAAACTAGTAGAGGCGTTTAATAATTTAAACGCTGAAATCAAAGATACTCTGTCTAATCTAGACAAGATAGTTGATACCGAGAAAAGAATGGTTGATATAGCCAAACAGTTAGGACAGGCATATAAAACACAAAAAGATAAGCTTGATGAACAGTTAAAAGGAAAAAGTTTACAAGAAAAATTATCATCAAAATTTGTAAATTCTGAAAAAAAGTTAAATGAATTTGCACAGGCACGTATCAACAGTTACATAAAAATAGAGAGTTTACAAAATGAATTATTGACAAACGCAGCTGAACTTCTAGTAGAGCAAAGTAAAGATCCTACCAGCGATACTGTTATAGCTTTACAAGATTTAATTAATAAAAAATCAACCGAGTTGAATTTGGAAGAACATTTATTGAAAAACAGTGCTTCCAAGTTAGAATCGTTAAAACTACATAATTTTTTACTAAAAGCAGCAAACGAGTTAATAGATTTATATAACAAAGCATTGGAGATGGGTGTAAAGTTGTTAAACAAGATGGGTGATTTGGCTTCGGGTTTAGCAACTAAACTAAATATACCCACCACATTAGCTGGTACTTTTGAAAGAATATTAGACGTTTTTAATCAAATTGACACCGCTGCTACAAATGTTAGACAAAAATTTGGACTATTACCAAGTCAGGGTGCAATTTTTGAAAAAAACATACGAGAAGCTTCTATTGAGTTAGCTGAGTTTGGTATAAACGCTGAACAACTTGGCGGAACAATGAAACAAATAGGTTCAACTTTTACAAGTTTGCAATCTATGGAAAAAGGATTGGTTAAAGATGTTTCAATAATGTCTGCTCAATTTGGAGTAGCTTCTGAAACAAGTGTTAAGTTTCTACAAACGTTAGGTGGCGTATCTGGAAAAAGTGCAATAGCCAAACAAAATATGTTGGGATTGGCAAAATTTGCTGCAAATGCTTATGGAGTTGGGTTGGACGATGTAATGAACGATGTCGCAAATGCATCTGAAGAAGCTAGAATGTTTGCTGGTAAAAATGCAGATGAAATGGTTAGAGCTGCAGCTCAAGCTAGACAAATGGGTACTACTCTTGACAATATGGCAAAAACTGCAAAGGGTTTGCTTGACTTTGAAAGTAGTATTCAATCAGAATTAAAAGCTAGTGCATTGATTGGTAAAAATATTAATTTTAATGAAGCTCGCAGATTGGCATTTCAAGGCGATATTATTGGGGCAAATAAATTAATATTGGATCAAGCTAAGAAAATTAAGTTCAATCAGTTAAATCCAATTGCACAAGACGCGTTTGCAAAAGCTGCTGGTAAGACTGTAAAAGAATTGCAAGAAATGTTAAATGCTGAAGAAAATCTGAAAGAAGCATTAAAATCAAAAGATCCATTGGTAAGAGCCGAAGCAGAGAAGAAAAAGCAAATGGCGGAAATGATGAAGAACGATCCTATTGCTGCTAAAAAAGCTGCTCAAGCCGAATATGAAAAAGGGTTGATTCAAGAAAAAAATCAAACCAGAATGAAACAGTTGCAAAATGAAATTAATGCAATTTTTATGGAATTTATTGGGCCTATATTGGAAGAAATTGGACCAATATTTACACAGTTATTAAAATATATAAAAGATAACCGAGAAGAAATCAAAAAATTTGCACAAGAAGTGGGTAAACTATATATGATGTTTAAAAGTTTATCTATAGTATCAAATATATTGGGTGGGATAGGAAAAATGACAAGTGGATTTGGAAAATTAATTACTTATTCTTCACAATTTTTATCATCGGCGCTAAAAATATCAAGTATTTTTATTGGGTGGTCAACGAGTACATCGGGTATCATAAACACGATAGTAAATATTTCGTTAAAAATAGAAAAGATCGCAAGTGGACTAAAATCAGCATCAGATACATTAAAAGGATTTGGTACGGGATTTCAATCCATATCTAATTTTATCGGAAAAGGATCTACACAATTAACAAAACTTTCAAATAGCGTTTTTAATATCGGAATGAATATTGAAAAAGTATTTACAAAATTTCCAGCAATTTCAAAAATTGGAAATATTATCTCAAACGTATTTAGTGGACTAGGTAGTTCGGTAAAAGGAATTGGAAGTTTTGTGGGTGGAATATTTGGCAAACTTGGTACTGGCATTGGGTTTTTTTCAAAACTCGCTCCGATTTTTGGAGCAGTAGCTAAATTTTTAGGACCAATAGGACTAGTTGTATCTGTGATTCAAGGTGGCATAGCGTTTTTTAAAGCATTTAATGAAACGACAGGTACCGTGAGTCAAAAAGCAGTAGCTGGATTAAAAGCTGTAGTTAATGCTTTGGTTGTAGAACCATTAAAAATGGTTTGGGATTTTCTTAAAAAGATACCGTCGTTTTTAGCCGATATAGATTTTGCGGGAATATTTAAAGACGTAACCAACTTTTTATTAGACGCACTAACGAGTTTGCCTGATAAAATAGAAGAGTTATTTAGTGGTGGCGGTGGGGGAATTGAATGGGGTAAAATTTTTGCAAATATTGGAAGATTAGCAATTGAAATTATTGTATTTCACTTTGTTAAATTGCCTATAGCTATAGCTAAAACAGTGGGAAAATTAGGATTGTTAATTTTGAAAGCTTTTGGACTGAACGCAATCGCTGACGGTATTGCATCTGTAGCAGACACTTTATATACTATACTTAAATGGCCATTTGAATTGGTATATAATTGGGTAATGGATAAATTGGGTGGTAAATCTCCATCCGAAATCGGTTTAGCGATTGTTGATGGTATTAAATCTGTAGTAGATATGTTATTTGATGTACTTACATATCCATTTAAAAAAGCCGCTCAAATTATACCAGAGATTATAAATATTTTAAAAACAACATTTGTTGATGCTTTCAAATCCGTAATGGATGTGATGTTTGATTTGATTACATATCCATTTAAAAAAGGATTTGAACTAATAAAGTCTGCTGTATCTGAAGTTGGTACTTTTCTCAAAGACACATTCAGTGGAGCTTTTACTTTTATTATTGGTGCTCTTGAAAAAGTATGGGAAAAAATGAAAGGTATTGGTTCATTTATATCTGATACAATAGGAAAAACTTTTAGTTTTGTTGGTAGAATAGTCGGAACATCAGAAGAAACTCCATCAAAAACTGCGACTGAATCAAAAACAAGTGTAAAAACTGATGATTTATTGATCAATACAATTGTAAATTCCAATAGAGTTTTAGCAGAAAAACTTGATAAATTGACTTCTATGATGGCATCTGGTCAAATTGCTGTGTATATTGATGGTCAACGTGCAAATCAATTATTAGCAACAAGTAACTCAAAATTTGGTTCATTTGGTCAAGCAACAACCAATTAATCTGATATTTATAATTAATGGCAAATAGTAATACATATTCTAGCGCAATAGGTAATGATGGTGCGCAAGTTACCACACTTTCTAATATACAAGGTGCGGGTTTATCTTTGCCGCCAAATGCCGAACAATATATAAATCTAAGAGCGCCTGGTAAATTAGAAACATTATTCAATACTAATAATAACAACGAAGTATTATATAGCAAGAATAAACCAACTGATTTATACGCAAGAGGATTAATTAGCAGCGAATTAGCACCTCCATTTTACGCAAATCCAAATCAAGGTCAACGTCAGAAGATAAATGTTAGCAGATCGTTTCCTATACAATCCGCATTGAGAGACGGTACCAGAATCAGAAGATTTCTAGGATCTGGTAAAGGTGGTACTTTTTTAACAAAACAAATACTATTACAAGGATTTGCTCCATTTGACGAAACCAAGATTTATAATCCAGCAAGCCCTCTTTTGGCTGCGGTTAGATTATCAACATTTGGTGCTATAGAAAGACCCACCAGATTTATAGATAGTAGCAATATCGTCGGTGGTTTAATGGGTGCTGCCGGTATAGGTGGTATTACAAAAGCTATTGGTGGATTGTTTGGTGCAACTGAAGGCAATCCATCTCCGCCACGTAGTAGTGTGGCTAGTGCAGCTAGTGAGCCAAAGAGTGGATTGGGTGGATTTTTCAATTTTACAGGATTACTTGGTGGTGGCGATAAAGCAGATCAAGTAATGCCTATTACAGGTCGAGATGGTGTTAAAGGATTACTAAGAGGTAATACAGCTACTGCTGGTTACAACAACAAACGATATAAGAGTTTGATGAGTAATTCTACAGGCAAAGGCGGATTCTTTAGTAATCTACTAAAATCAGCTGGGTCATTTTTAAAGAATAATACGATTCTAGGTGGATTGTTGCCACCTACTCAACCAATAGCAGGATTAAATTACAGAGCTGACGAAGATACATATGATCTGATGTTGAATACCAATAGATGGAGTAATTCTATTACACACGACAGAACAAGTGGTAAGAAGAGTGCTAATCTAAATGTTAATTTAAATCAGGGTAACAATTTGTTATATACAGGCACACAACCAAAATCAAAAGGTGGTTTTATTGGTGGGTTGTTAAAAGCAGTTGGATTACAACAAATAACAGGAGGCAACAGCAGTGGTACAAGTGGAATGAGATTTTTTGCCACTCCTCTGACAAACATAGTTTCTAAACGATTGAGACTATATGTTCAAAGCAATAAAAATTTAAGAAACAACAGCTTTTTATCTGTTACATATTCAACTACACCTGGCGTTGGTAAATTAACAGATTCGTATACAATTAGTAATGTTGAAATTAGTTCTGTAGACGGCGCTAATACAAATAGATACGGTGATTTAGTTAAAATAGATGGTGATGTAGAATATAGTGATCAATTGTTAAATTATAAACAATATACCGATCCTAAATTATCTGTAAACTATCAACGTACACTTTCAGATAAAACAGATAAAACTGTAGAATATATTCAAGATTTAAGCAGAATTTTAAAAACCAAAATTGCTGGAAACGACAATTTAAAGTATGGTGTAGATCCTATATTTGGAAAAACACAACAGTATGCCACAGATGATGTTGGTTTTAATTATTTAGCGAAAGTAAAATCAGACAGAACCAATACTGACGGATCTGATAGTGCAAATCAATACACCTATACTGGTCGAATCAGATATGAAAGAAAAGAAAAGTTTCCAACTCTATTGGGTAAAAAAGAAGGTAGAGACAGATTTATAAGACCCACCAACAATGTTGACTATGTTAACAGCTTGGGTGTATTAAATGCTGATGAATTTGCTGAAAAATATAATGATCAATTTAACGGATTGGGTCCTGACTTGGTTAAGTTTTACTTCTATGATATAGTTAACAACAGATTTATACCGTTTAATGCTACTGTAAAAGGGTTACAAGAAAACAATACATCTACTTGGGAACCAATTGAATACTTGGGTAGACCTGACAAGTTATACTATTACAAAGGATTTACCAGAGACGTTAGTTTCAATTTTAAAGTGGTTGCACATTCTGTTAAAGAATTATTACCTATGTGGCAACGTGTAAACTATTTGGTGGGTTTAACCAGACCTTCTAATTATACTTCCACTGTAAATGGTGGATTTATGATACCACCGATGGTGCAATTTACACTTGGAGATTTTTACAAAAATCACTTTGTGGTTTTAAATTCGTGCAATGTTAGCATACCTGAAGATGCATCTTGGGAATTAATTAACGAGAGTACTGTACAACAACAAGACTGGAGTTATAATTTAGGAAATATATTTACATTTGACAAAACCAGTATGAAAGGTAAAGTTGCGCAATTTCCAAGAGAAGCGGAAATTACTATCAATATGTCATTGATGGAAAAAGACAGACCAAAAACAGGAAGAGCTTTGTGGGGAAATGCTCCTGTTGCAACTATGACTCAGGCGGATGCTGGAGAAACTGCTACTGTATCTACATTTGGTACAACCGATCTTTATGGCGATAAAGATTATAATGATGTAGCTAATAATGATTTCTCTATGAATATGCGATATGATGTTGACAGACAAGGAAATAAATGAGATATCAATTTACGCCAACTGAAAAAAGATATGATGGGAAATTGGTATTTAAGACCACGTATTATCCCAATATACCGGAAACCGAGGACGATATATACATTACCGCATCCAATGAAGATTATTTGGATGCTTTAGCCAAAAAGTATTATGGTGATGAAATGTACTGGTGGATAATTGCTTTGGCTAACAACATATCTGATGGCAAATTGTCCGTTAATGCAAATAAACAATTAAGAATTCCAGGCAATTTACCAAATATATTACAGAATCTCAAACAGATTAATAGTTAAGTTATATGGCATACGAGGATGAAATTGCAGAAGAACCTAGATGGTGGGAAGTACAAAACATTCCTGTTGCATTAATTCGTGAATTAAGACGCAGAAAAAACTCAAATAACGTTGGTTTTAACTATCCAACCCCAGGTGACCCAAGTGGTGTTGTATATGATTTCTACAATAAACATGGTCAGTACAAAGGACCAATGACTCCGTGGGTACGAGTTTTTTCAAATGGCACTGGTATAGCTGGAAATGGATTGGTACCTCGTAGTACGATACTAAATAAAAACGGAGAAGAAAAGAGTTATGATGGATTCTTGTTTATGCCTGGCAGTGGATTTTATGAAATGTATGGTTTTAAACAAGATGGCAATGTATTAAAACAAGACAAGTCTGTTATTGGATATGAAGCTAATGGAAATCCACATTATATAGATTCTAGATATAGAAATCAATTTTCTTACAAGTGGCCAAGTACATTTAACAAAAACGGCAAGATTATAGAAAGCGTACAGAAATCTGAAGTGTCTTCTGTGTTACCACCACCTAATTTAGATAGCATAGAAATAAAAACTAGCAAAGATATGTTGTCGTTTGCTACCATAAAATTCAAATGTTATGGATTGGCTCAGTTGGAATATCTAGCACCATTCTTTTTGACACCCAGAATAAATGTGTTTGTTGAAATAGGATGGAATTTGTTTAATATCAATTCACTGATTGATTTATCCAGCAAAAATGAATGTTGGTCAATAATACAATCTCCACAAAAAATAATGGATAAATGGTACCAATCGTATGGTAATTATGGTGGTATTACTGGAATTGTAACCAAGTATAATTTTTCAACACAAGACGGTACTATATATGATTGCAATGTGGAACTAACTTCTCGACAAGCATTATTTGCTGGTATGCCTGCGGAAAACAATGTAAGTACCACAACAAATTCAAAGACCGATTCCAATGGCAAAAAAATACCAACAGAAACAAAAGAATATACAGGATTAAAAACGTTTTTGAAAACCGCTTTACCCAAGTTAAAGCAAGTTGTTATTGATCGTAAAAATTTTATGGAATATATTGCTACAAACGGTATATCCAATTCGGAAGATTATGACAATTCTAAAACACAAGAGTTTTTAAAACAACAAACTTTTTATGATGGAAAAATTGAAAACAGAATTTTTATAGGAAGAACAGATGCGCCTAATGTATATAAAAAACCAGCTGTACCAGTTGGAGAAGAAAATATATCATATAAATCAACTAATATTGGTGGAGTAAATTACAAAGCTGTATCATATAAAGATGATCGTTGTGATTTTGATACCAAAGGCGACGATGAAGTGTGGATGCAATTGGATTTTCTTTTTGAAGTTGCTAACAAATTCTGTTCCGTCGTATCAAATAAAACATTTACTATTAATGTAGATAAGATAATAAATGCACATCCAAATTTAATAAGTTGTGACCCACACGTATTAATACCAAATGGAATTGCTCCTAAATTTAATATTGGCAAAAAACTTCCAGATGAAAGTTACTTAAATACTATAAAAAATAATAAATTGGATCCAACTGCACAAAGTCGAGTTGAAAATGAAATCAAGTCTGGTGGATATTTGAAAAATGGTGATCCAAATCAAAATGCGTTTTTAAAATCAAAATATGATGTCGAGGTAACTAATGTAAACGACGAACTTTATAGAGCTGCTAAAAAAGTCGAAACTGTATTTAAAACAGCGGGTGCTTATAGAGATAATTTAGATACTGTTATCAATAGATTGTACTATGATATTGGTGGTATAAGTGAAAATAGTCCAAGTGACAATATATCATTTCCGTTTATTTATGACAAAGAAGTTGTATTGACAGGTGAAGAACTTGTATTATCCGATCCTCAAAAAACAAGATCGCAGTCAATTAAAAGAACATACAAGAAGTTTAGATATGGTAATTTAAAAAACATATACATAAGCAAAACCAAAGTCTTGGAAATTGTAGAAAATAAAGAAGTCCAAACTTGGCAACAGTTTGCAAACGCAATATTGAATGTTATTAATGAAGCTTCTAATGGATTTTGGAAATTCCAAATATCACAAGATGATTTGGGCGGATTATCTATATTGGATAACAATTATATTGATTTAGGTGACAAATCGCCTAGTCTAAAAAAAGTATATGTCTTTGATGCTGGTGGCACTGATTCCTGTATAAAAAACATTAGTTTAGATACTTCTTTGACGAGCGAACAAGCTACGTTGACATTATTTCAAGCGGGCATCAACAAACCAGATTCTTCTGACACATCGATGAGTGCTAAGAATTCAAGTGTGCCTGCTACCAGTTTTATAGATAGATTGGATGTTTTCAATGAAGAAGAAACAGGCACTGGTGAAAGTAATACAGTGCCTTCGCAAGAAGAAATTACAGTAGACCAAAACCCATTAATATCTGCAATACAAACGCACGGAACAATAGACAAGGTATTAACATTAACAAGTGCTTATATTGTAGATGGTGAAAACCCAAATGATGCCGCTAAGAATTACAAGCAGTTGAATTTATCTACCGATTTAAAAGACAAGTTGGGACAAATAATAGACGATCAAGATATAGAAAACAATTTATCTTTATATAGTGGAATCTCTCCTAACTTTTCGTTGACAGTAACATTTGATGGTATATTTGGATTTAGAATGTTTCAACACTTTGGCATTTCAAATTTTCCAAAACCTTATATTCCTGAGAACGTGATATTTATGATAACAGATGTTACACATTATGTTACAGCTGGCAATGGCAAATGGGAAACTGTTGTTGGATGTTTGGCAAGATGTGTAGCAGATCAAAACATTGAACTAATACCTGTATGATTATAAAAGATGTTGATGTTGCAACCAAAACAAAATTAAATCTGGGTAATTTTAACATTAATTTACCAAATACGTTTTTGCCAAAACCACAAGAAAAAGATTACAAGGTGGGTTATATAGAAAGATATCTAGTTTCCAAGATCAACTACTCGGAAATAACAGAAGTATCAGGCGACGTTTACAACAAAATAGACTCAAACTTTTTCAGAAAAGCCAAATTGAAATGGAAAATAACAGGTCCGTTAAACAGTAAGTATGATGGTAAGATGCTACTGGAACAAGGAGTAATTGAGTACAACAAGAAGCAAGTGGAACAAATAAATACAGTGATTAACGGAACCAACGAAGTTCTAACCAATCTTACTCAGTTCTACAAATAAATCAATTGACATTTGGTGTAAACAGTATACACTAAAGATGTGGAGTATTCGTCTAAAATCTATCTAAAATTAGTAACAAAGCACAATAATTATCATAATGCTTGTAATGATATTATTGCAGCTTTTATTTATGATTTTAAAGATGGTAAGAAACATTACTTAAATTTTTCCCACGGTGATTTGCCTGTGGATTGTTCGTTTGATCAATTTAAACTAGATATCGAATCAAAAGATATTACGGTATACGTTAACAATAAAAAGACATATAAGTATTGGTTAAACTGTAAATTAATTGATGTTAATCTATTTGGGTTTATAGACAACAATGAAACATTGGATGAAGTGGAAAACCTTAGCAGAAATTTTCTACAGCATAGTTACTACAATATCAATAACTTTAATTTGATATTACCATATGTTATACATCAACAGATCTTTGATAAAGAGGTAGAACAAATCAAACACTTGGATTCAAAGGAAACTGAGAGTTATTGTTTTAAATTTTTTAACAATGTTATATCTGATACATTGTTTGAAGTAGAAAAGAACGGAATCAAAGTAGACGTTGATGTTTTTTCAAAATATTTCAAGAGCAAAACTTATAATAAATTTGTATATACCAACTACAACATATACAATCCAACGGGAAGACCAAGTAATTCATATGATACCATCAATTATGTAGCTCTTAAAAAAGATGATGGGTCGAGAGCTAGTTTTGTTTCACGATATGGACAAGACGGTCATTTGATGATGATTGATTTTACAGGATTCCATCCTTACATTGTAGCAAATCTTGTGGAGTACAAAGTACCCGAAGAAGAAACAATATATGAACATTTAGCTAAATATTACTTTAACATTGTCAATGTAACAGCTGATGATATTGGCAAATCAAAGAAATTAACGATGGTAAATCTATATGGTCAGATTTCCAATCAATATTGTGATATTCCTTATTTTCACAAAGTTGAACAGTTAAAGGATAAATATTGGAAAAAGTTTGAGAAGAATGGGTATATAACAACTCCGATATATAAACGAAAGATAACAAATAAACATATAGTTGATGCCAACAAAAACAAGTTGTTTGCTTATATTATTCAAGCTGCTGAAACTGAATATGGAATTGACAGCTTAAGTAAGTGTATTAAGTTTGTTAGTAACAAAAAGATCGTACCTATTCTGTATGTATATGATTCGATAGTGTTTGATATTCACAATGATGTGGATAGACAAGATATTACTGATTTGATTGAGATCTTTAAAAACAAGCGATTTAAGGTAAAGACTTACACGGGAAATAATTATAATGATTTGAAATTAGTCCAATTGTAAATATATTTATATCTATATTTATAATAGATGAACTTTAAATCATTAGTAAACGAAATTTGTTGTGACAATCGTATTAAGAACGGTGTATTGGATCTTAAGAACGAAGATCACGTTTTTATATTGCAGGAATATCTAGAGAAAGCTGGATATAATATCGATGAGATAGTAGAAAAGACCGCTAGGTTATTTGAAGCGGGTAGATTTCCAGATCGACAAGCATATAATAAAGATGGTATACTTGTAACATTTCCTAATAAACAATACAGAGATAGAGCTGTTAATAAAGGCACTCACTTCGCTGAAAATCCCAAAAAGGCTCAAGCTAATATTTTTAAAGCTGATGGTGAACAAGGAGTCGATACACAAACAGATTCAGAACCATCTAAGAAACAACCTGCCACGTTAGATCAAACATTAGATAAAGATATCGAAGGTGATAGTGGTGTAGACAAAAGAACACCAGCTGAGAAAAAGCAAGATGCTTGGGGAGTGGAAGCTATATTAACAGGTCAAACGCCACTTGTTAATTATAGTGTAGATGAAGCTAAAAGTTATGGATTTTACAACAAAGGATTCAAATGGTTTGATACTAATGGAGATTTAATAGGTGAACAGATATACGATGAAACTATTTCTAAAAACGTAATTGTAGCTGATGCAATTGCGCCTGCTAAATATATTGATAAATCAAAAAAAATAAAAGACATTATAAACAAAGAACTTTTGGTTAAGTTGGAGTTCTTAAAAAATGCAGATAATAATACACGGACTAAATTATTTGAAACTATACCTATTTTGTTTGCTTACGGAATTACTGATTTTAAAAATGCTAAAACCGGACAAGATTACAACGATTTTGCGATTGGATTTTTATCTGCTTGGGGCAATTTAAGAGAAAAATTAGAGAATATACCAAACGAAACCAGTCGTATAGAAAATCTTAAATTATACGATTTAGTCGATAAAGATTTAAAACAAATTGGTGGATTTGACGGAGTTTCTTTAGCGGAATTAGGAACGCCTACTGATTTTATTCATAAATCAATAGATAGTTTTTATAAAGCAGCCGATGATTATAACAGAAAATTTTTAAAAGGTGAACAAGAAACAAAATCAAATACCGCAGACATTGTTTTGATTTATGGTGGCACAAAGGCAGATGTATTAAACGCTTTAAAAGATGGCAATATTGATGAACAAGATGTCGATTCGATGGCTAAAATAAAAGATAAAAATATTAAATTTGCTTTAATTAGTTTAAAAGCAGGTGGTGGAAAATTGGGAAGAGTTTTAACTCAATTGGCACAATACGTTGGTCAATCTTTGGCACCTACTCCATCGGATGAACCAGTGCCACTTAGTGAAGGAATAATTGATAAAATATCAAGTAGCATAAAATATGCTATAGATAAAATTAAAAGTATACCAGATATTGCTAAAAATTATTTTCAATCATTCATAAAAGCAATAAATCCATTTACTACAAAAATAAATAACTTTTTTTTCAAAAAATTAAATACGGATGTAAAAATTTTACAATCTTCGGAATTAAAAAATCTAGAAAATTTAGAGCGTCAACTTGAAAGAGAAATAGGTACTATTTCAGAAAAATCTAGTAAGAAATGTGATAATAAACATACAGAATATACGGAGACCATTAATAAAAATTTGAATTTATTTAAAAACATTTTGAAATCAAGTACAGAGGACATAACTCTTATTAACAAAATTTCCGAATTATCAAACAATAAATTTCTAATTGAATTTTTTCCAATTGAAATAAAAACGGTACAATTGCAACAAATTGAAAATTTGAAAAAAAATCTAATATATGTAATAAATCAAATTGACGGAGATTTTAAAATTGGAGATTGTTTAGAACGATATACACTCAGACCCATTTTTAAATACAGAGCTAATGTTTTGTCACTTAAGTATATAGATTTAATCTTAAACAATGTATTAAAAGATGTAAATACATCAGATCCTAATTTAATACGTGAAGAATTTATAAAATTATCTAGTCTTCTTTCAACCGAAGCTGTATTTGGCAAAAACGTTAGTTTACCTCTAATCAAATACACTGGTAAAAAGATTGAAAGGTTGAGATATAAAGGTAATTTTAAATTAGAAATTCCAAAAGAGTTCGAAGATGTAAAATTGGGTAAGATCCGAATCAATATGGTGGTTGACGAAGGATATTTAACGGTAACTCTTTATTTATTCGCTGGAATTGTTATGAAAGATGATATTGCTACACCAACATATTCTGTTTTTAGTTTAGATAGTAGTAGTGGTAGTTCGTTTACGTTTAGTGTAGAAGGAAAAGAAGTCGTTGATAAAATATGATAACCCAAAAACAACTACTTTGCACATTTGCAAATAGTATAAATTATACTGAAACGATTAAAGAGATAACTCAACAATATACATTGATCGATAATAAGATTTTTATATTTGCAAATGAGAATAATCTTCGGGAATTGTACTTAACGTTTAATGTGGAAAAAACCGAACGTAATAATCGTTACAAAGGCACTATAAGTATTCATCGTAAGAAACAAACAAATACACTATATACACTCAACGCAATGAATAAGTTGATTGCTGACGAAAACAATGGTGTATTTGATAAGAACTTCCAATTAAATTGGGAACTATATAAAAACAGTATTATACTAACCAACGAAATTGGTGTAAAAATAGTTCCATTAAAATTGTTTTCTATCCAAGAAATTTGATATATATTTTAGACTTGATTTCAATCTATACATAGTGTAGACTGATTTTAGGTTGGTTATATGACGGGTCGAGTGATCCGTTGAAGTAATTAACTAATTAACAATTAAACATTAAATAATTATGGCATTAGATCTAAGTAAACTAAAGAGTCGTTTGAACTCCCTTTCAAACACAAATCAAAAATCCAACTTGATTTGGAAACCAAAGCCAGGTAAACAAGTAGTTCGTATCGTACCATATAAGTACGTACCTGAGAATCCGTTTATCGAACTAAAGTTTCATTACAATATCAATAACAAGACTTATCTATCTCCTGATAGTTTTGGTCGGCCAGATCCAATCGTTGAATTTGCTAACCGTCTGAAGAAGACTGGTTCAAAGGAAGATTGGCAGATGGGTCGTAAGATGGAACCAAAGATGCGTACTTTCGTACCAGTCATTGTTCGTGGTGAAGAAGGAGAAGGTGTCAAGTTCTGGGGATTTGGAAAGCAAGTTTATCAAGAACTTCTTTCAATCATCAGTGATCCTGATTTCGGTGATATTACCGATCTAACCAATGGTCGTGATATCGTTGTAGAATTCAAGACAGCTGAAGGCGGAGCTAGTTTCCCAGAAACCAGCATTCGTGTTAAACCAAACGTAAGTGTCGCCGTAGATCCAAAGAATACCCAACTCTTGGATGCTCTAAAGGCACAAGTAAACATCTTGGATTTGTTTGAAGAACTATCCTATGATGACTTGAAGGAAGTTATGGATAAGTGGTTGAATCCAGAATCAGCCGCAACCGAAGTTGCAGCTGAACCTACTCCTAGTGGAGATGATGATGAAGCTCCGTTTTCAACATCACCAGCAGTAACCGCAACTGCTACAGCTAAGGCACCAGCTTCACCAACTGCTGCCAAAGCAAAGGGTAAAGACAGTGTAGAACAAGCATTTGATGACTTGTTTAACTCCTAAAAAATAAAAATAAGCCGGTGGAGTTTTTATACCCCACCGGCTTTCTAGTTATATACGTTATGGCAAAGAAAAGTGTTACAAAAGATACATCGGGTCAACGTGACGAATTAATCGAAATGTTGGCGAATGAGCTTAACAAAGCAAATAAAGATGGTGGTAAAATTGCACATTTCCTAGATGAACAAGATAATCCTTCAGAAATTACTGATTGGATTAGTACTGGCTCTTCTATTTTGGATCTTGCAATTAGTAATCGTCCACACGGCGGTCTACCAGTTGGTAAGATGGTTGAATTCAACGGACTTGAAGGTACTGGTAAGAGTCTATTGTCGGCACACGTTGTCGCAGATACACAGAAGAAGGGTGGAGTCGCTGTAGTAATTGATACTGAAAACGCAGCTGCGCCTGAGTTCTGGAAGAGTCTTGGTGTAGATTTGTCTAAGCTACTATATGTTCAATGTGAAACCGTTGAAGATATTTTTGCTCAGATGGAGAAGATGATCGCGATTGTTCGTAAGAGCAACAAAGATCGTATTCTTACAATCATTGTAGATTCTGTAGCAGCAGCATCTACTAAAGTTGAATTGGAAAGTGATCACGGTAAGGATGGATTTGCAACGGGTAAATCTATTATTATCAGTAAGGCAATGCGTAAGATTACTACTATGATTGGTAAACAGAAAGTATTGACTGTATTTACTAATCAACTACGTCAGAATTTAAATGCTATGGCATTTGGTGATAAGTACGTAGTAAGTGGTGGTAAGGCTTTAGCATATCATTGTAGTGTACGTGTTCGTTTGAATAATGCCGGTAAACTCAAGAAGGGTGAAGAAGTCATCGGAAACGAGTGTAAGGCAGTTGTTATCAAGAATCGTATGGGACCACCTCAACGTCAGGCCAATTTTGATATCTATTTTGATAGTGGAATTGCTGACTATGGCAGTTGGATTAAAGTTCTAAAAGAACAAAATCTAATTAAACAGGGTGGTGCTTATTATACTTATAAAAAGAACGATGGAAACGAATGGAAGTTCCAATCCAAAGACTTTGTAAGTGTAATGCAGAGTGACAAACAATTGGGTGAAGAAATTTACCTGAAGATTTGTGACGCTGTAATTATGAAATACAAAGATCCCAATAGTCAAATTATTGAGGATGCTGTTGTGGATACACACGAAGAAACTGCAGGCAACGAAGAATAAAAATGAGTGGATTCAGTTCATCTGAAAAGAAGAAACTGTTCTCCTTGTTTGAAAATATCAAGGGGGGTGTTGGAAACGATGGTCTACAAAAGAACATTAATTCTGACATCCTCCTTGTGGATGGCCTTAACACTTACATTCGTAGTTTTATGGCCATTCCTTCACTCAATGAAGACGGATTACATACCGGGGGTATTGCTGGTTTCTTGAAGAGCATTGGATATGCAATTAAATTGATTTCTCCTACCCGAGTTATTATTGTATTTGATGGTAAAGGTGGTAGTCAGAAACGCAGAAAGATATATCCAGGTTACAAAAACGGCAGAAAGACTGATATTCGTCTCAACCGTAATTACGAAGAATTATCTTCATCACAGATTGAATCTGTTAACTTCAAAAAAGAATTGATTCGTACTGTAAATTATTTGGACACGTTGCCTGTAACAGTTATGGCAATTGATCAAATAGAAGCGGACGACACAATTGCTTATTTAGCTAAAGAAACTTTTAAGGACAGTAATGTAACAATTATGTCTACTGATAAAGATTTTCTTCAACTAGCAAGTGACAAGATTAAAATCTGGAGTCCTGTAAAAAAGAAAATTTTTGGTTGTAAAGAAATAGTGGATGAATATGGAATTACTTGCAATAACTTTGTTTTATACAGAGTTATGGAAGGTGACGTTAGCGACAACATACCTGGACTAGATGGTGTGGGTTTAAAACGTGTAGTAAAAGCATTTCCATTTTTATCAGACGGTCAACAATATGGATTACAAGAAATTTATAATTACTCTGAAAACAACAGAGGTAAATATAAAATATACGATACTGTATTGGATAATAAGTTGTTACTAGAAAGAAATCACTCTCTGATGCAATTGAGTGATACGCAGGTTCAGTCATTTACACAATTACGTATAGAAGAAATAATAAAGACTCCTATTCGTAAAATAGATAAAATGACTTTTACGAAGTTGATTACAGAAGACAAAATGTGGAATAATATCCCAAATTATCACATTTGGTTGAATGAGTGTTTTGGCAAACTAAACAGTTTCATCGAATAAAAAATAAACGTTATTTAAACGTTGTGGTTGGTAAAAAACAGTGGTATAGTAGAGTTATCTTATGGAAAACAAAAAAGCAATTGATTCATTAACAAAATATGGCCGTGACTTCCAAATCAAGTGTATTTCGTGCTTGATATCTGATCGTTCATTTATTGAACGAATTCACGATATTATTGAAGTAGACTTCTTTGAAAGTGATGCAAATAAGTGGGTAGTAAAAGAAAGTATTAAATATTTCAATGAGTATAAAGATCTTCCAACATTAACAGTATTCAAAATTAAATTGGATGAGATCAATGATGAACTTCTAAAACGAAGCATAGTAGACAATCTCAAATTGGTATATCAAAAGGTTAGTGATAGTGATTTGAAATTTGTCAAAGAACAGTTTTTGGAATTCTGTAAGAATCAAAAGCTAAAGAACGCTATTATTGAAAGTGCTGATCTATTGGCACTTGGTCAATACGAAAAGATTAAAAACGTAGTTGACCACGCAATGAAAGCTGGTATGGAACGTAATATCGGTCACGATTACTCTGAAGACGTTGAAAAACGTATGAGTGTAATGAGTCGCAATTGTGTCAAGACCAATTGGACTGAAATTGATACCATTATGGATGGTGGATTGGCGGCCGGCGAACTTGGTATTATTACAGCTTGTGCTGGTAGTGGTAAGAGTTGGGTACTATCCAAGTTGGGTGCCGAAGCAATGAAGCAGGGTAAGAATGTAGTTCATTTTACTCTAGAGTTGAATGAAAACTATGTGGGTCTTCGTTATGATGCTTGTTTTACTGGAATTGATTTCCAAAACATTCGTAACAACGTTGATATCGTAAAACAGAAGATTGCTGATGTACCAGGCAAGTTGAAGATCAAATACTTCCCAATCAAGACAGTTAGTGCTTATAGTTTAAAAGCACATTGTGAACGATTGGCTGTACTTGGTACAAAGGTAGATATGATTATCGTTGACTACGCTGATATTCTACGTCCTTCTCAGAGTGAACGTAATAGTAACAGTTATAGTGAAGCTGGTGGTATTTATGAAGAACTACGTGGTGTAGCTGGTGAACTACAAGTTCCTATTTGGAGTGCTTCACAGAGCAATCGTGCTGCTATGGATGAAGATATCATTCAGGCTAATAACATTGCTGATAGTTATCGTAAGATTATGACTGCTGACTTCGTTATGTCACTCAGTCGTAAAGTTAACGATAAACAGGCAAATACAGCACGATTCCACGTAATTAAGAATCGTTTCGGACCAGATGGTTTGACATTCCCAAGTAAGATGAACGCTGGTTGTGGTCACATTGAAATTTATGGAGAAAATAGCCGTGAGGGTATGAGTATTCTAAATGAAATGATGGATGGAGAAAATCAAGTTAAAAAAGCACTAAAGTCCAAGTGGA